CCCTCCCCCGCGACGGCCGCTGCGCCGCCCGAGGCCCGCATCCAGCAGTTGGAGGCCGACCTCGCCGACATGACTCTCCGCTACGACCGCCTCCTCTGCGCCCAGATGGGAGTCCTCCATGACCACGTTGGATGAACGCCGAACGCTGATGATCGAAGCGGCCATGCGCCACGGATGCTTCCGGCTCCTGGAACCCGAGGATGCCGAGACCTGGGCGAAGGAATGGCGGGCACTCCTGGCCGCCACCCTCCCATCCCGGCGCCGCCGGGCCCCGGAGCCCTCCCTCGTGGTCCCCGGAACCTGGATCCGTTTCCGCCCCCAGGCCTCATCCTCCGGCCTGGGGGCGCTTTTCGTTGTGGTGGCCGTCGTGCCGCCCGGCGTGCCGCTGGACGCCCTGCTCTCTGCCGCCCAGCTTTCCATCCTGGACCGCCACACCACCATCGCCCCCATCCCCCGCCTGACCCGGGTGGTGCTCGGCGTGCCCGGCAACCGCCGCTCGATCTCCTCCCTGCGCACCGTGCTGGCGGGAAGCCTCGCCGCACGCGCACACATCGTTCCAGAGGCCGAGGCCGCCCTGCTCCGGGATGGTCGGCTGCCCCAACCCCTCCCACCGGGCTCCGTGGCCTCCTGGCGCTGGCATTCCGCCTTCGGCGAGGCCTCCTGCTCTGGGCTCATCCTCGGCTACGTGCCCGCCGGGACCGCCATCCAATCCGCCCTCCCCGGCCTCCATGCCCAGTTCACCCTGAACGACATCAGCGACCAGGACCGCTACGTCGTGCGGCTGGATGGCACGCGCCGCTGCCACCTCAAGTCCCCGGCCGCCCACCTCGTGGAGCGCGGGGGCGTCGAAGGGACGGGCCCCACCTCGGAGTCCATGTGCTCTCTCGTCTCCTGCGGATCCTGCTCCTCCTCCTGCCCGCTGCTCCCGGCGCCCCAGCCCTCCCTGTCCCGGTCTCCGTTCCCCGCACCTTTGCCTGGGTGGCTTCCTGGTATGGGCCCGGATTCAGTGGACGCCCAACTTCATCGCGCCTGACCTTCCGCCCCCACCTGCCAGTGGTGGCGCACCGCACCTTGCCCCTGGGGACCGTGCTCCGGCTCTCCAGGGGCTCCTCTGTGCTCCTGGCCCTGGTGCTGGACCGTGGTCCCTACATCCGGGGCCGGGACCTGGACCTCAGCCAGGGGGTTGCTGCGCATCTCGGGCTCTTGCGCGAAGGGGTGGGTGAGGTCATCGTGGAGGTGGTGGGGCTGGTGCCCCGCGAGAGGTGGCGCGATGCCCTCACCGAGTTCCAGCACCGTTGTCCCCCGGCCCTACCTGTGGCGGTGGGACGCCAGCCGCTACAAGCGGGCGTATCTGCTCGGCGGCCCTGACGAGGCCTCGGTCCAACAGGACATCCGACGGGCCCTGGGCTACCTCCATGTGGAGGCCTTCGTGGTGGATGCCGGGGCGGCCGGGATTCGGGGCAAGGTCTGGGGTGCGCTGAAGCGGCTCCACATCCCGGACGGCGCTTGCAAGATCATCATGGCGGCCATCGAGAACGTGGCCCCGGCCCCGCCGGGCTGGCCCGACCTGTGCGGCTGCCTCGCACCATCGGGCCGTGCGTTCTACATCGAGGTCAAGGCCCCGGCCCGGCTGGACCCCACCACGGGCAATGTGGCCCGCTCGGCAGGGACGCCCTCCAAGGAGCAGTTGCAGTTCCTGGACCGCATGGCGGCGCGGGGCGCCCTGGTGGGTGTGGCTTGGGGGGTGGAGGATGCGCTGGCGATCCTCGCCCCGGCCATGCCCGGCGCCAAGCCCACATTCTCTTAAATGATTTTGCCCATTTTGGGGTTAAGGACTTGCATTGGCCGCCGGGTGGCCTAAGTTGTGGGTATTGAAGGAATCCCCCATGCGCCCCGAGCACGCCTTCCACCTCGTGTCCTTTACCGCCCTGGGGCACCGGCTCCGGTCCAAGGGCTACTCCGAGGCCGGGTGTCTCGCCATGGTGGCCCGGTCCCACCCGCTCGTCACCGCCATGGTTATCGAGGCGCCTGACGGCGGAACCACCTGCTTCCACCGCACCCCCTTCGGCATGGAGAAATCGTGATCCCGTTCCTGTTCGGCGCTCTCGCGGCCACGGCAGCTTGGCTCATCCTCCCCCGGATCAATCGCTGGTGGAACGCCCGCTGCCGTCGCCGCTCCGTCACCCTCGCCAAGCGCACCCCGCGCTAGGTGTCGCCTATTACCCCAGGATCGGACCCTTGAAACCCGCTCCTGTCCAGGAGCCACGATGCCCAAGCTGTATCTCGAAATTGAACTCAGCTACCCGGACCACGTTCACGGGACCGACCCGGAATCAGAAGAGTGGTTCAAGAACGAAATTCTGATGGGCAACACCCTGGAGGACGGAAAAGAACTGGTCCTCCACTCCAACGAAATCGGGGATGAAATCGGCTTGGTCCGAGTCATCCGAATTCACAACTGATCTTGTCCACTCGCGGGAACCTTCCCGCCCACATTGAAAGGAGCCGTATGACCACCGAAGAACGCCTCAATGAAGCTGAAATCGCCCTGCACCGAATCAAAGCTATCGTGTGCGGGGAGAGACATCCCAACTGGTCGGACGATATGGCGACCGGCCATTCCCGTGGACGAATCGCGGACCTGTGCGACCTCGTCATTGACCCTGTTCTAGCAGCTCGCAAGCGGTAACTGTCCAGGAGCATGACCACCATGGGATACATCCTAACCCTGAACGCTGACCAGGGAGACACCAAGATCGCCATCAGCCAATTACCTGGGCGCACCCGGGTTGCCCTCTACCAGACCCGGGGCGTGGGCATCGCCCCCCTCGCCTACTTCACCAGCCCCGAGAGCGCCCGGTTCACGGAGCGGTTTCTCATGGATCTGGTGCAGGTGGTCGAGGATCGCGGAACCGCCGCCAACCGCTACCGCAAGGCGCTGGAGCGGATCGCGTCTGCCGAATCCGAGAACGGCTGCATCCTGTCCATCGGGGAGGCCGTGACCATCGCGGGTGAAGTCCTCTACAACGATAACCCCCAGCCGAAAGGCTGATGTCCAGCAGCCGCTGGTGAAAGGACCCCGATGAAGATCCTTTTTTGCCGTTCCCGGACCCCCATCTCCTGGCTTATCCGGCAGTTCACCTGGAGCGACTGGTCCCATTGCGTGCTGGTGGCGCCCGACGGCGTGTCCACCGTGGAGGCCCGCTGGCCCAGGGTGACGCGCTCCACTGTGGAGGCCGTGCGGAAGGACAACGGCATCGTGGCCATGGTGGATCTTCCGTGCCCCTACCCCGACACCGCCTTCAACTGGGCTTGCACCCAGGTCGGCAAGCCCTACGACCTCCGTGCCATCTTCGGCTTCATCCTCCACCGCGAGTGGCGGGACGACTCCCGCTGGTTCTGCTCTGAATTCGTAGCCGCCGCTTTCGATGCCGCTGCCTCGCCGCTGCTCCGTCCTATCGCCCTCAACCGCGTAACCCCCCAGACCCTCTGGATGCTGCCGGGCCGCGACCTCTAAACCCACTCCCCGCAAGGAGAAATTATGCACAACACCCGCAACAACCACGCCATGGCCGCGTCTCGGGCCTTCCTGGAGTCCATGTTCACGGAGCCCGGAACCACCGTCAGCTTCGGCGAACTCTCCAAGCGCCTCATGACCTCCAACGTGGCCGCCTCCCCCTCCTCGATGTCCCATGTGGCGCAGACGATGGTGGAGGAGGGCTTCCTGGAGCAGCCCAAGAAGGGCATCTACCGCCGCCCCGAACCCAAGGGCACGCCCCTCTCGTTCCCCGAGCCCCAGGCCCTCACCCCGCCCTCCGTGGAACTCATCCACCACACCGCCATCATCCAGCGCCTGACCGCCATCGAGAAGGTGCTCGTCAAGGTGACCGAGATTCTGGAGCGGCAGGACGTCACCCTGTCCGAGATCCGCTCTATCGTCGCCCCCCTCGCCGACGCCCCGGTGAAGTCGTGAGGGCCTTGCCACGCTGGCGCCTCTCCCTGGCCGGGGTGATCTTCCTGGTCTGGGCCGTGGTGGTGGTGCTCCTCCTGGTGTCCAACCTGCGGGCCACCCCCGAATCCCCTGCCCCCATCCCCCTCTGGTGATCCCAATGCCTGACCCCCAGTCCGTCCCCCAAGTTGTCATCCATCTTCGGAAACTCGCGGATCGTCTTGAATCCGGGGAATCTCGCCTCGACTCCATCACAATTGATCGGCTCCTTGTTCGAGAGCCCCACGGTGGCCCATTTGATGTGGCCGAAATTGTTGACACTGGGCGCCGCACCCTCACCCTGCACTACCTCGACCGGCCTTCCCTTGAGGTCCCACGATGACCATCGGCCGCACCCCCTCCTGGCCCATCCCTTGGCTTGACCTTGCCCTCCGCTGCGGTGGCACCGTCCAGCTTCGGGAGTGCCTGGGCTACAACTCCAAGACCACCCTGTCGGATAAGATCCACGGCCGTTCGCCCTGGACCCGTGCCGACTGGCTCCTGCTCCTCAACCTGTGCGTCCGGCACGGCTTGGATGTCGCCGACCTCCTGCCCGCCCGGGTGCGCCAGTCCCTCGTGCTCCCTGGCGCCAAGCCCGCCGTCGGGGCGTGCGAGGGACCCCTTCCCGGATCCAAGGTGCCCCATGCCTGAAGCCACCCACCACTTCCACGTCGGGCTGTCCGTGCGCGGCTACCTGACGGGCCCCGACAAAGACTGCCGCCGCCTGTTCCGCCACCCTGGAGGCCGCTGGTTCTCCGCCGCCGAGGCGAAGGCCCAGCTTGCCGAGGAGCTTGCCGCTGGCCGGGAGGTGCTCCCCTTCGGGGTTCCCTGTGATGGCTGGTCCTACGCCGACGGCTGCCCCGGGCACACCGACGACCTCGAACTGAACCCGGCCGAGGTGTCCCATGTGTGACTGGACCCCGCTCCCGGGCGCCCTGCCCCACTGGGGCGAGGAGGTGCTCGTCACCCTGGGCCGGGCCCTTCGCACCGAGCGCGAGGTGCGGGTCGGCTTCATCATCGCCGTGGCCGGGTCGCCCCAGTGGATCGTGGGCAACGCCGCCCTGAACCCCACCGAGACCGTCCTGGCCTGGGCCCCCCGGCCCGAGCCCTTCCGAGGCTGAGATGAAACCGCCCACCGAACTCCTGCCCTGCCCGTTCTGCGGCCACACCTCGCCCTGGACCTTCATCCACTTCTCGTGCGCCGTGCTGCGCTGCCGGTGTGGCGCCGAGATGCAGGATGGATCGGCCCAGGTCATGTATCAGCGCGAGGCCCTGCCTCCCGAACTCCTGCCCTTCTCCTACGAGCCCACCCTCCTGGTCATCCAGAACCAGGATGGCTCTCGAACCCCCTACCCTGACCACGGCTACATCGGGGTGAACGTCCTCGCCGCCTTTGAGCGTGCAGGGATCACCGCCCGCTGGAACCGCCGCACCCCCTGAAAGGAACCCCATGCCCATCCCCGACAACATCAAGGAAATGGCCGCCACCCTGCACGCTTCGGCGAAGCGGGACCTCACCCCGGCTCAATGGCGGCGCGTCCAAGCTGCCATGCACGGGATCCAACAGAGCGTCAAACTTTACGGCGAGGAGGGGAAGGTCGCCCTCTCCCTCTGCGCCGCCGACTTCGCTGCGGAGTGAGCCATGGCTACCCGACCTTCCTCCTGGCCCCCTCCTCCTGAACCCTTTGACCCCTCTGACCTCCTTGGCGAACTGAACCGCCGCTGGGGTGTGAATATGGACGACCCCGCCGTGCGCCCGGTGGTGGACGCTCTGCTCGCCGACCGCGCCCGGCTGGATTGGCTGGAGGAGGTCGTGCCTGAAGGCGTGCTCACCCTCTGTGTCGAATTCGACGGCGGGGTGGCCGGGAGCTTCCACCGCCCGGGCGAGCGCTGCCTGGATCAGCGCGAGCGCCCGACCGTGCGTGACGTCCTTGACCGGATGGCACTCGCTGTCCCCAACCCTCGGGCTCGCGGATGAGGCCCCCCACCCGCCAGTGCGAGGAGTGCGCCCATTTCAACCACGCCGTCCTGCCGCCGGACCATGAATTCGGCCCGATCCGGAGCGGCGCCGAAGACCCCACCTGCTCCCTGGGCCACCCCCTCCGGTTCTTCTGCCCCCGCTCCCCAGTGGACAACGCCTGGGGCTGGCGCCGGGCCTGTCCCGACTTCGAACGCCCCGAGCCCACCCGAAAGGAACCCCTTGAGCCCTGACGATCCCCCCCTTCCCCGGCTCGCCGTCGCCTCCTGCTGCCATGCCCTTGTCCTCCCGCACCTCAAGGACCCCGCCGGGGTGGAGGCCTGGGTCCGGTCCCACCACGCCTTCGCCACCCACCCCGTCGATACGGAGATCTTCCGCTTCCTCCAGTCCATCGAACCCCTGCCCGATCGCTGGGAGGACTGGCCCGAGGCATCAAAGCTGGCTTGCCCCCCTGAACTCCTGGGCCCCTCCCGGCGCTACCGGTGCAAGCTGGTCGGGCCGGACGGACTGTGCTCCATCTACGGGCGCCGGACCTACGTCTGCTCGGCCTACAAGCCCGACGCCGAATCCTGCGTTACCTGCCAGTGGTTCAAGGATGGCGCGTGCTCCCCCACCCCTTCCCCCAAGGAAACCCCATGACCACCCGTGCCAAAGTGGACGGCTTCGCTCTCACCCTCGACGCCTACGCCCTCTCCATCGACCCCGTGTGGGCCCGCCTGGAACCTGAGGCCCGGGGCATCCTGGTCAGCTTCTGGATCTGGGCCAGCCTCCACGGCGCCATCCCCTCCGACCCCGTGGCCGCCGCCCGTCTCGCTGGCATGGACCCCACCCCCGTCCACCGCTGGTGGGATGCCCTCCGCACATGGTTCGTCGCCCACCCCACCGACGCCACCCTCCTCGTGGCCCCCATCCTCAGCCCCGGCATCATGAAGGCGATGCGGCGAAGCGAGGCCGCCCGGCACGCGGCGCGAATCGGGAACGCGAAGCGTAAGCGCCTCCCCCCGCCTCCCCTCGCCGTGATGTCGGAGCAGGAGGCGGGCGAAGCCCTGCTTGCCCTCCGCCGCAAGGCCTTTCCCGGCCAGCCCCCCATCCCCACCTCCCATGTCGCCCGCAAGACGGCGCCCGCGCGTATCGCCAACACCCCGGAACCCGCGATCTCACCACTAAGTCAACTGCTTGCACCCTCTACAGACAACACCTCAAACGCCATGCCTCCTGACCCTCCTCCCCAAACCGCGCCCGGCACCCGCTCATACCCTGGCTTCGGCGCCCTCCCCGCCCCCGATCACCTGCGCTGACCTCCGCCTCCTGCCCTTCCGTGCCCCATCTGCACCCCCTGCTTCCTCCCCGCGCACCTGCACCTTGCACTCCTGGCGCCGTGGTCTAAGCTGGGGGTGTGACCTGTGTGAGCGCACAGGATTCTTCTCCTCTCAAATCTGCCCCCGTGGGTGGAGTCCGTTGGCCGGAAAGACCCCCTGGCCTATTCCCCGGATCCACATCGCTTCCACGGGGGCAGGGGCGCTTCCCTGGAGGCTCATATGGTTATGCCGCGTGGTGACATCGTTGAACCCAACATGCTGCGTTACGGTCTTGGAAAGGGAGTTGGGTTTGTTGAGGTTGCCGACGATTCTGTCAGCCTCGTGTGCTTCTGTGCTCATTGCCCAGGTGGTGAGGATCCACTCCCCCTTCATCCGTCCCTGGCCCCACTTTTCCGAATGCTCGCCGATGTGCTCGATTCTCTGCCAGCGTCCAAAGAGGATTAAATATGGGCCGCTACCGCAAGATCGATTCGCGCATCTGGAACGATGCCAAGTTCTGCGCCCTGTCCAAGGATGGGAAGTTGGTCTTCCTCATGCTGCTCACCCACCCCTCTATGACCGCCCTCGGGGCCATGCGTGCTTCCCTGGCTGGGCTAGGCGAGGAACTCGGCTGGGAGCCGGAAGCCTTCCGGGAAGCCTTCCGGGAAGCCTTCCTCCAAGGCATGGTTGAACACGACCCAAAGGCTCTCCTGATTGCCCTCCCGAACTTCCTGAAGTACAACCCTCCAGAGTCCCCCAATGTGGTCAAGGCTTGGGTTGGTGCCCTGGATCTCCTACCGGAGTGTGACCTCAAGATCCGCGTGGTGCTAAGGGCGAAAGGCTTTGCGGAAGCCTTCGGGGAAGCCTTCGGCAAAGCCTTCGCTAAGGCTATGCCTAATCCGGAGCAGGAACCGGAGCAGGAACCGGAACCAGAGCATTATCATCCTTCGCCTTCGGCTCAGGATGAAGCTCCGCCTCCGGCGAAGCCATCCCGCTCCTGGAAGGATCTCTTTCGGAAAAATCCGGACGCTCTTCCCTCTTTCGAGGCAATCCTTGAGGCTCAACAGGCGGCCCGGAAGCGAATCATCGGGTGGAACCTGCCGGAAAGCGCCACCCCCGAGGTGAAGCCATCCCCGGACGCGACCGCCTTCCTGGCCCTGGTGGTGATGGGCTACTCCCCCCGGCTGCTCCGGGCGTGCCATGCGGAATACCTGCTCACCTCGGGCACGGTGAAGTCCGGGTTCCTCCAGGCGCTGACGACATTCTTCGGCAAGCCGGGCGGAAAGGGCAAGGCCACCTTCGAGGGGCTCATTCCCCAGGCCGAGGCTCTCCTTGCCCGCAACGATGCCGCCCTCGCCTCACAGGCCCCTCAGCCACCCGAAGTGGCCCCTGATCCGGCCCTGCCCACGGTGGACCTTGGGGCCCTGGCCGGGTCGCTGCCGTTTTCCTGACTTGGCGCTTGCCCGGTTCGCCATCGCGCCGTATTGTGGTAACCCCCTGCAACCCATCCGTGGCCGCCCCTGGGGGCCCTCCGGTTCTGAAAGGTCCTTGCCATGTCGAAACTCCCCGTTGACCCCGATGCCGAGCGGAATCTCCTCGGCTCCGCGTGGTCCGGTCTCACCCTCCTCGACCCCGAGGCCCGCGCGGCGCTCTGGGACGTCCCGCCCGAGGCGTTTTTCATCGCGGAGCACCGCCGGATCTGGTCCGGGATGCGCGCCCTCGTCCAGGCCAACAAGGCGCCGTCCGAGATGGTGCTGGCCTGGGAGTGCTACGGCGGGAAGCCCACCCCCGAGCAGCAATCCGGCCTCATCGAAATTCTGGCCCACGGTTCGGACCTGTCCACCCTGCCCCTCAAGGCCCGCGTGCTGGAGTTCCACACCCGGCGCACCGCCATGCACGCCGCCTCCGAGGTGATCCTGGCGGCCGAGGACACCTCCGCGCCCGTGGACGAGCTTCTGGCCCGGGCCAACACCGCGTTCCTGGACATCGCCCGGGGCACCGGGGCCGACAACAACCCCTTCTTCTGGGCCTCTGATCTCGTGCAGACCATCAGCGCGGGAAAGGGCTTCCGCGCGGGCTCGGCGACCCAGAAGCTCTGCTACTTCGGCATCCCCTGGCTTGACGACCTCCTGCTCTGCACCGAGGGGAACGTGACCATCCTGGGGGGACGGCCGGGCGCGGGCAAGACCGGCTTGGCCGTCCAGGCGCGGAACATGACGGCCGTGCATGGCATTGTGGCGGGCCTGTTCTCCCTGGAAATGTCCCAGCCCGAGGTGAACGCCCGGGACGCGGCGTGGTGGCTGTCCGACCCCAAGCGGGGCCGGATCTTCCCCTACAAGGCCATGATCCAGGGCAACTACGACGCCGCCGCCGCGCTGGAATCCCTGCGCTCATCCGGCATCGTGGGCATGGACAAGGCGCTGTCCTGGTGCCACCCCTCCGGGATCCCCGTGGGCAAGCTGGCGGCGTATATGACCGAGGCCGTCCGCGTCCACAAGATGCGGCTCGGGATTGTCGACTACTTTCAATACATCGGGCTCAACCGCCAGAAGGGCGACTCCCTGGCCTCCGCCTTCGGGGCCAACTCCATGGCCCTCAAACGGCTGGCCCAGGAGCTTGGGATCCACATCCTCGTGCTGTCCCAACTCAACCGCGAGAACGACGGCAAGCGCCCGGGGCTGTCCGACCTCAAGGAGACCTCGCAGCTTGAGCAGGATGCCTCCGGGGTGCCGATGCTCTACCGTGACAAGGACCAGAACCTCTGCATCACCGTGCCCAAGAACCGGGACGGGGAGACCGTGATTGAGCGCCAGCTCGACGTCTCCTGGCCCTGCCTCCGTTTCCACGCCATGGCTCGGGAAACCGAAGCCAAGCTTTTCTGAGGTGCCCCATGCCCCGCCCGCTGAAAACCTGGGGTTGCGACTTCCGCTGCGGCTACGTCAACTCGAAGCTGCCCAAGATCGTCAAGCATGAGCGCACCTGCTTCGAGAACCCCGAGCGCCGGGCTTGCCGCACCTGCAAGCACGACATCAAGGGCGTCCACCCCGACGACTGCTACTGCGCCATCGACTTCAACCGCGAGGATGACGATGCCCCGCTCCGTCCGTCTGGTGAGGGAGAGCGCGTCACCTGCCGGGCCGACTGCCCCTCCTGGGAGGCCAAGCCATGAGCAGTCCTTTCACCCTTCCGCCGGGGTTTCTGCCGCACCCATTCTTCAACACCCAGCACCTCCTTGCCCTTGAGGCCTGGGATAAGGATCTTGTGGACCTCACTGAAGACGAGAAGTTCGCTATCGCGGTGGCGCTCGGCGCCGATCTTGTGCACGAGCGCCGGGGCGACGGCTGGGTCTGGGGCACCAAACACCCGATGGCCCTCCAGAAGATTCGGGGCGAGTGGCGTCTCGTGGAGCGTGTTGGTCCATGAAATATTCACGGCTTCCCCCTCTCTTGGCTGCCCTGTATCGGCATCGAGACCTGTGGGCCGTTGAATGCCTCATCGCTCGGGCGACAGGTGCTGCCCCTGAAATCCTCCCTTGCCCCGTCGGTCGCCCTGCCGCACATTGTTCTCAGTCCCGCCGTGTTACCCAAAAGGAGGTCCCCATGTGGAACCATCGCCTCGTCACCAACGACGAAGGCGTCACCGAAATCCGAGAAGTGCTCTACGACGCGCTCGGGAATGTCGTTGGGCATCGCTCCGCCGCCGCGATCCATTCCCCCTGGGATGGCGGAACTCCGGAGGAATCCATCGAGGCCCAGCTCAAGCACATGATGCTGGGGCTCGCCCTCCCCAGGCTCAAGGTCAATTCGGATCCCCTCATCGGGGGCTGCTTGGTCCGAGCCGACTCAAAACCAATCCCCTACCCTGTCCGCGACGCATTCAACCTCCCTCAGGAGCCTTCCAATGGGTGACGCCAAGAAACGAGGAACCTTCGAGGAGCGCCGCGCGGCCGCGCTGGCGAAGGTAGAGAAGGATCGCCGACCGATGGATCAATTCCGCCTTCAGGGCCCCTCTGCCCCTGGCGCTCCCCGCTTCGGCCGCCTTGCCCGGCTCCTCATCGCCTCCACCCGGGGGCGGTGATGAAGTTCGACAAGATCACGGCGGGAACCGCCATCGCCCACCTCTACCGCCGCTTCCCGCCGCCGGAGTTCTTCGCGGTGCATGAGATGGCGCTGGGCGGTGACGGCATTGGCCGCCGTGCCGACTTCGTGGCCCTGCGCCTCTGGGGCAACCGCCCCGGGCACCTGCTTGGCTTCGAGGTCAAGGTCAGCCGCGCGGACTTCCTCCATGAGCTTCGGCAGCCCGACAAGCGTGCGCCGCTGGAGGATCTCTGCGCGGCCACCTACTTCGTGGCGCCCCATGGCGTCGTCTCCCTCCAGGAACTGCCGCAGGGCTGGGGGCTGCTGGAACTCCAGGCCAACGGGCTGCGGATGCGGCAGGAGGCCAAGCACCGCTCCCAACCCAACAGCCCGGCCGTCTACCACGCGCTCATGAAGCGAATGTTCGACGACCGCTGGCATGACCGGGCCCGGAAGCCCGCCATGCTTGACTGGCCCAAGGAGATGTTCAGCTACATCGGGAAGGACCTGACGCCCGGCCAGCTCACCGCGCTCGCCCAGGGCGTGTTCTGGTCCGAGAAGGAGGCCATGGTCGCCGATGTGCGCCGGGAGGCCAAGGCTGCCGAAAAGTCAAAGCGCGAGGATGCGGTGCGCGACCGCACGGCCATCATGCGGGCCGTGGCCCAGGTCGTCGGCAAGGGTGCCTGGGAAATGGAGCGGTTCTCCGTGGACGAGATCCTGGCCATGCTGGAGGAGATCCGTCGCTCCGGCGTGGGTGCGGGGAACGTGCTCCACTCCCTCGACGCGGTGAAGACCGCCCTGGACCGAGCCTCCGCCGTGCTCGCTGGCGCCCGTGAATCCCTCACCACTCCCCTGGAGGTGCCCGTTGATCGCTTTTGAAATCTGGGCCACCACGCGCTCCTTCCACGGCTCGAACCGCCGCGAGCTGGTTCAGCACTTCCACGACATGGATGGCGATGGCCCGGCCCGGCGCCGCTTTGACGAACTGGTCAGGGAATACCCCGATGTCTACTTCGAACTGGAGAAGGTCGTCTTCGAGAAGACCCTCCTTGCCTTCACCCCCATCGACCCTCTCACCTTGCGGCCATCGCCGCCCGTCTTCAACTCGTAGGAATCCCTCTGATCCCCCGCATTGCCCAACCCTCCGCTTCTGGGATACTCTGGGGGCGGAGGTTTTCTCATGTCTGGTTCCCCCGTGGTCACCATCCGCAAGATCCAGGCCGCCGTGTCATCGGTCGCTGGCATCGACGTCCCCTCCCTCTCGCTGACCGAGGCCCTGCTGGCGCAGATGGATTCCGACTCCCTGCGGCTGGACCGGACCTCGCTGGAGGCCCACCGCACCCGGCTCCGCAACTGGCAGCTCGCCGACAAGACCCTTTCCGAGCCCCACTGGGCGCCCGAGCAGTTGCGTGAGGCCTACGCCGCCTACGTGGAGCGGGCGCGGGGCGCGGGGCTGGAGCCGATGGCCTTCCCAACCTTCCGCCTCCGCAACTACAACCTGCCCTCGCCGCCCCGGGCCCGGCCGCTGTGAGCGAGGTCCCCTCCGCCGCCGAGGTGCGGGCGGCTGGCTGGGCCCGGTGCCGTGGCGACAAGACCCCGCGCCGGGTGCTGGAGGTGCTGGAATGGTCCGGCGCCACCTCCGGCTACCTCGTCACCCTCGACCGCCCCGGCGTGCCCACCCTGGATGGCTCCGAAGTCCGACCCTGCAACCCTCCCCCCCCGGTGAACCATGACCCCTGCCGAGCTTGACCTCCTCCTCCACCGCTCCCGCCCGGCCCGTCGCCGCCTGTCTGAACTGGTGCCCTGGGACGGTAACCCGCGCGTTCACGACGAGGGGCAGCTTCGGATGCTGGCGAAGTCCATGGCCGTCCACGGCATCCAGGCCCCGCCCATCGTCCAGGCCCCGCCCATCGTCCAGGCCGGGACCAACAAGCTCATCGCCGGGCACGGCCGCCGCCTCTCCCTGCTCGCCGTGGCCGAGGGCCAGGACCCCGAGATCGACGTCATCGAGGCCTTCCTCTCCGACGACGAGGCCAAAAGCTACGCCATCGCTGATAACCGGCTCCAGGAGCTTTCCTCCTGGGACAATCCCTTGCTCAAGGCGGCCGTGGCCGAACTCGACAACGGGGGCTGGGACATGGAGGCCGTGGGTTTCGACCCCGCCTCGCTGGGGGAACTGTTCGGCGTGGACGGCTCCGAGGTGGGCCCGGGCGCCGCCGAGACCCAGGGGCTGGTCAAGCGGTTCGGCGCTCCCCCCTTCTCGATGCTGGACCCCAACCAGGGCTACTGGCAGACCCGCATGAACCAGTGGCTCGACGCTGGGTGCTTCACGCTCTGGGATGCCCGGGGCGCCGACTGGATGCGCCGCAAGGACACCTGGGTTTCCCTGGGCCTGAAGTCCGAGGACGGCCGGGCCGACAATCTGACCTTCGCCAAGTCCGCGCAGAGCACCAACGTCTACAACCTCCGAAACGAGATGCGGGCGGCTGCGGGCGGCGTGGACCCGGAATGGGAGGAGATCATCGCCGAGGCCGAACGCCGGGGCATGAAGATCGCCGAGGGCACCTCCATCTTCGACCCCGTGCTCTGCGAGCTTCTCTACTCCTGGTTCTGCCCGGTGGGCGGCACCATCCTGGACCCCTTCTCCGGCGGCTCGGTGCGCGGCGTGGTGGCGGCGGCCCTGGGTCGGGCCTACACCGGGATCGACCTCCGGCCCGAGCAGGTGGAGGCCAACGAGTTCCAGTGGGGGGTCATTTCTGGGGGCGCCCTGGAACTTCCCGACTTCACCCCCGACTTCACCCCTGTTGAGGAAATCGCCGGATACCTTGTGAAAAGGGACGATAAGTTCATGATCGCGGGCGTCCCGGGCGGGAAGGTCCGCACCTGCTGGGCGCTGTGCCAGGGGGCCGAGGGCCTCATCACCGCCGGGAGCCGCCAGTCCCCCCAGGTGAACATCGTAGCCCACATCGCCCAGCGCCTGGGCGTGCCCTGCCGGGTCCATGTCCCCCAGGGCGAAATCACCCCTGAGCTTTCCTCCGCCCAAACCTGCGGCGCCGAGGTCGTCCAGCACAAGGCGGGCTACAACAACGTCATCGTGGCCCGGGCCCGGGAAGATGCCGCCTCCTCTGGGTGGCGGGAGATCCCCTTCGGGATGGAGTGCGCCGAGGCCGTGGCCGCCACCGGGTCGCAGGTAGACAACCTGCCCTGGGGCACCTTTACCCGCATCGTCATGCCCGTGGGCTCGGGGATGTCTCTGGCCGGGGTGCTCGCCGGGCTCGCCCGCGTCGGGAAGGACGTCCCCGTGCTCGGCGTGCAGGTGGGCGCCGACCCCACCAAGCGCCTGGACGAGTTCGCCCCGGGCTGGCGGGACCGCTGCACGCTCATCCCCTCCGGGCTCGACTACCACGACCACGCGCCGCTGACCCGGCTCGGGGACCTGGAGCTTGACCCGGTCTACGAGGCCAAGTGCCTCCCCTTCCTCCAGCCCGGCGACCTCCTCTGGGTGGTCGGCGTGCGGGAGACGGTGGCCCGGGCGGGGACCCTCGGCTGGCCTACCCCCAAGTGGCTGACGGGCGATAGCCAGAACGTCTCGACCCTGGCTCCGGGCGCCTACGACTTCGTGATGTCGTGCCCGCCCTACGGCGACCTGGAGGTGTATTCTGACTCCCCCGACGACCTCTCCAACATGGGCCACGAGGAATTCATGGCCGCCTACCGCCGCATCATCCACGACTCCTGTGCCCTCCTGAAGGAGGACCGGTTCGCGGCCTGGGTCATCGGTGACTTCCGGGACAGCCGGGGCATCTACCGCAACTTCGTCAGCGACACCATCGCGGCCTTCCTGGCGGCCGGGCTCTCCCTCTACAACGAGGCCATCCTCATCACCCCCCTGGCATCCCTGCCCATCCGGGCCGGGCGGCAGTTTGCGGGCTCGCGGAAGCTCGGGAAGGGGCACCAGAACATTCTCGTGTTCCTCAAGGGAGACCCCAAGCGGGCGGTGGAGGCCCTCGGTGAGGTGCGGGTGATGAACCCCTTCGCCGCCTTTGTGGCGGCCCGCGCCCAGGAGTGAGCCATGGCCCCAAAGAAGAAGCCATCCCCCTCGAAACGGAAGCCCACCCCCGATCCCATGAAGCCCGTCCCACAGCCCGTCGTGCTGGCCCAGGTGCCCTGGGATACGATCCGGGACCTCTACGTCGCGGGCGAGGAGCTTCCCGACATCGACTCATCCTCTGAACAGCACCTGCGCCGCTGGCCCGCCCTGACCTCCCTCTCCACCCGGTTCAACGTGGGCATGGCCGAGCTTTCCGCCCGGGCCATCGTGGACGGATGGGACGCTCGCAAGGGGATGTTCCAGGCCGAGGTTGAGCGGGCCCGGCAACGGGCCATCACCGAGCGCATCGCCCGCCAGGACGTTTCTTCCCGGTTGGCCTACATGGGCATCCACAACGACATCATCCGGGGCGTCGGGCGGCTCCTCCAGAACAGCATCCCCTCCCAGGTCCCGGCGGGCTCCTCCGGCTGCTCCTTCCTGCCGCGCGACCTCAAGGTCATCGCCGACACCACCCTCACCTGCGCCGAGATCATGGGCGCTGCCCAGGGCCGGGTAAAGGGCACCGAATCGCCTATGACCCTGGCCGTGCAGATCGCCAACGCCCAGATGCTTGGCGTCCCCGTCCCCGGTCTCGCTCCGTCCCAGCAGCCCTCGCTGGCCCAGGCCATCCCGGGCGACACTGGCAAGTCCCAGCAGGTGAGCCTCTGGTCCGTGCTGGTGGAGGCCCGGCGTGCCCCGGCGGCCCCCGGCCCGGCCCTGGACCCCTACGACCATCCCTCCCCCCTCCCCACCGCACTCGCTTCCGACCGGAGGTAACCCCATGGGCCGCACTCTTTGCTTCGACTTCGACGGCGTGATCCACTCCTATACCTCGGGCTGGACCGGGCCCCTGGAGATCATCGACCCCCCGGTGGAAGGGATGGCGGATGCCATGCACCGGCTCAAGGCGCTGGGTTGGAACCTCTGCATCTGCTCCTCCCGGGCCCGGCACCCCGGCGGCACCGCCTCCATCCGGGCCTGGATGGACGTCCACGGCTTCCCCACCTGCCCCGTGTCGGCGGAGAAACCCCCGGCGGAACTCTACATCGACGACCGGGCGCTTCGGTTCGACGGCGTGGTGTCGGCCATGATGGATGCCATCGATCACTGGGGTGGGCCCTGGAATCGCGGCGGCCAGGAATGATCTCCGGCCTGGAACCCTCGCCCTTCGACTCCCCGGTGGTGGCCCGGCTCAAGCAGGAGGCCTTGCGGAAGCTGGCCGGGCTGCCGGAGGACCCTGGGGAGCGGGCGCGGGTGCTGGGCTCCAAGGTGGACTACTTCGCCGCCTCGTCGCTTCGGATCCGGCCCAAGGAGACGGAGGGCGGTCTCGCCCCCTTCAGCTTCAACCCGATCCAGATGGACTACCTCGCCGGGCTGCGGCTGAAACACCGCCTCGCCGTCGGCACCGACCAGTTCCAGGGGATCCGCGACATCATCCTGAAGCCCAGGCAGTTGGGCTTCACCACCTTTATCGCGGCCATGTTCTTCTTCGATGGCCTGTTCCGGCCCGGGCGGAATACCCTGGTGCTCACCCACCTCGACAAGGTGAGCCAGAAGGTGCTGGAGATCTACCGGGCCTTCTACGACTCCCTGCCCGTGGAGATCAAGAAGACGGTGCGGCTCCGGCGGGCCTCCGCCCTCCACCTGGAGCTTGAGTTCCTCGACGAGAACGGGTTGCCCGACCCGGTGCGCATGCCCCCCTCCTCGTTCATCGTCCACACGGCGGCTGGGTTCGACCTTCGCGGCATTACCGTCCATAATCTGCACTGTAGTGAGGCCGCTTTCTATGAAAACTGGATCGAGCTAGTTCGCGGCGTCTTCCAGGCTGTCCCCGCCTCCGGGAATATCGTGCTGGAATCGACCGCTAACGGCTTCAACCACTTTAAGGACCTCGTAGACACGGCCCTGCGTGGGGAAGGCGCCTACCGCCTCGTGTTCTACCCCTGGTTCGCCCACCCGGAATACACCCTGCCCCTCACCCGCGAGGAGGCCGAAATCCTGGAAGCCTCCCTCACCCACGAGGAGCGCCTCCTCCGCCTGGAGCACAACGTCGGGCCCCTGGCCCTGGCGTGGCGCCGTCAGAAGCTGGCCGAGATGGTGGGCTCCCTGGACTCGTTCCGGCAGGAATACCCCGGCAACATCATGGACGCCTTCATCTCCTCCGGGCGCCCCGTGTTCGACCTACGGGTCGTGGCCGAGAACTGGGACCTCGCCAAGAAGGCCCGGGTGCTGGAGGCCCGGGACGAGCACACCACCATCTTCGCCGCCCCGGAGCCCGATGGCGTGTATCTGGTCTGTGCCGACCCCGCCGAGGGCATCGACAAGGGCGAGGGCAACCCGGCCGCCGAGATCGGGGGCACGGACTACTCCTCGGGCTTCGTGCTGGATGTCCGGACCCTGCGCACGATGGCGTCGGTCCATGGCCGCCTGGAGCCGCCCGACTTCGCCCGGCGGTTGGCCCTGCTGGGCTACGAGTTCAACAACGCCCTGCTGGCGGTGGAGCGCAACAACCACGGCGGCATCGTGCTCTACGCCCTTGAGGAATCTGGCTACCCCAACCTCTACCGCCACATGGAATACGACGCGGCGGGCCAGCAGTTCCTGAAGCTGGGCTTCCCCACCACCATCACCACCCGCCCCCTTGTCATCGACGCCCTGCGCGAGGTGGTGCGCCGGAACGCCCTTCCCTGTTCCGACCAGGGGTTCTGGCGGGAGGCCATGACCTTCGTCTTCAACCCTGCGGGCAAGGCGGAGGCCATGCCGACCCGGCACGACGACCGGATCATGTCCAAGGCCATCGGCGTCTACCTCTGCACCCTCGGCGCGAAGGCCTGGGGAGGGGTGGGCTACCTGCGCGGCGCGGACGGCGCCGGGCTGCCCCTGGGTCAGACCTCCGCCGCCCCGTCGCCGCTGTCCCCCCAGAACGCCCCCGAGGCGGCCCCTGCCGTGCCCCAGGCGCATTGGGGCTCAGTCCTGGGCTCCACCCTCTCCACGGCCTTCTCCGGCCAAGCCCCGGCCCCCCAGGCGCCCGCGCCCACCCCGGCCAACCCCGAGCCCCAGGCCGCCCCCCACGAGGCGCTCTCGATGCTCGCCGAGGCCCGCGCGGTCCTCCACGGCGAGGGCACGCCCCGCTGCCGAAACTGCCAGCACTGGTCCGAGCGGAACGGGCAGGGGCTCTGCGCCCTCCAGGGCTGGATGATCAACGCGGCGGATCCCGCATGCGGGGCGTGGGAACCGCCCGTGGAAAGCTACAATGAGGCAGAGGTCCAGCGGTTCCAAATCGGAGGGGTGCAATGAGCGGTGAAATCCAGAACGGCGGCAACATGAACTTCCAGCCCATGGGGTCGCCCTTCGCGCACCTGGGCCCCGAGGCGGCCACGGCCTACAACCCCAACGCGCCCATCGACGAGGTGGAGGATGCCTCCTCCCGCCTCATGAAGATCTACGGCTCCACCTCGGGTTCCTCCCAGCCGATCAACCCGGAACTGGCCGAGGTCTGCCGCCACTTCGCCATGCTCCAGCAGAGCGAGCGCCACGCCGGGGCCCTGGTCGCCAAGGCGGAGGCCGCCCGGGAGGGCCGGATGGTCTACGGCGACCGCCTGAGCCCCGAGGGCAAGGCCGTCACCACCGCCTGGGCCACCGACTTCGGGCGCGGCGCCTTCAAGTGGCTGCCCAAGCGCGGCATTCAGCTTCCGGTGCTGCGGGCCTTCGCCCGGCGCCTGGAGGTGGCCCAGGCCATCATCCGGACCCGGAAGCGCACCGTGGACCGCTTCTCCCGCCCGTCCCGAGCCATCGACGACATCGGCTGGCGGCTGGTGATGGAGGACGAGAACGCCAACTCCTCCGCCGACATCCAGGCCGACATCAAGTGGCTGACCAAGGTGCTGGAGTGCGGGGGCCGGGAGTTCGGCGCCCCCAAGCGCCGGGAACTGAAGCGCCAGGGCATGACCCAGTTCCTCCGCAACCTCACCGAGGATGCCCTGGTGCTGGACGGCGCGGCCACCGAGCTTGTCGGGCTGGACCGGATCCTCCACGGCCTCGACTCCTGGTATGTCCGGCCCTCCGAGACCTTCGCCCTGGCCTCCCCCGCCTACGGCGACCACCTGCCCGACGGCCGCCTCATCTACGCCTTCCAGGTGCTCAACGGCCGCGCGGAGATCCCCTTCGGCTATGACGAACTGGCCATCTTCACCCGGAACTCCTCCACCTGGGCCGAGGAAAACGGCTATGGCTACTCCGAGTTCGAGCAGAGCCTGGACACCCTGAACAATTTCATCCAGGCCATGACCTTCACGAAGCAGGGCCTGAACGAAAACGCCGTGCCGCGCGGCATCCTCATGGCCTACGGCAACTACGACATCAACACCCAGAACGCCTTCAAGGCTGCCTGGGCCGCCAAGGTGCGCGGCGTGCAGAACCAGTTCTCGACGCCCGTGCTGTTCTCCCGGGGCCAGCAGGGCGGCGTGCAATACCTCAACACGGGCGCCCCCTTCGAGGAGATGGCCTTCGCCAAGTGGATCTCGCTGAACATGACGCTCATGTGCGCCATCTTCGGCGTGGCGGCCGAGGAGGTCGGGTTCCAGGGCTTCAGCGACGAGAAGTCCTCGCTCTCCGGCGACGACACCGGGGAGAAGCTGGCCGCCGCCAAGGACAAGGGGCTGCACCCGCTGCTGAAGGACGAGTCCTCGTTCATCAGCGAGGAGATTGTGGCTCGGTTCGGCCTGGGTCTGAAGCTCGAATTCACCGGGCTCGATGTCGAGAACACCAAGGAGCGGTGGGCTGAAAAGATCAAGCACATGACCATCAACGAGGTCCGGGCTCTGTTCGACCAGGGGCCGCACCCCACCGAGTGGATCGGCAACCTTCCCGCCGACAAGGGCGAGCAGGATTCCGAGTTCCAGCGCATGCAGGCCGCCGGGACCTGGGGCGAGATTCGGAAGGTCTGGGGCGGCTTCGAGGAATACCCCAGCCCCATCCTCCAGGTGGCCCCGGTCAACGCCTCCCTGGGCGCCCTGTTCCAGCAGGTGCTGTCCGTGCCCTCCAAGGACGGAGGGCTGCCCGAGGAAGGTGAGGAGGAAGGCGGCGAGCCCGGCAACCCTGCCCTGGGCGACACCCTGGCCTCCCGGCTCCAGGAGATCCAGGGCCAGTCCGCGCCCACCGCCTCCCTGGAGGACATGCAAGCCAAGGCGGGCGTCGGCCCCGAGGGGGAGTGATGGACGTCCAGGGCACCTGCCTCCCCGAGATCATGTGCAAGGGCCGTGAGATGCCCTCGGGTGACTACGAGCTTTTCGCCTACACCCCCGAGGACCCCGATGGCGCCTGGATGCTGAAAGACTACCCCTCCGGCGTCACCCACCTGCGCTACGTCTGCCCCTGCGGGTGCCGTGGCTTCGGGGAGATTCCCGTCACGGCGGTGGCCGATGCCGCCAAGCACTCCTGGGCCTGGGACGGCAACCGCGAGGCCCCCACTCTCTCGCCCTCGATCTTCCGGGCGCACTCCTGCGGCTGGCACGGCTTCTTCGTGGCCGGGGTCTGGAGGGGGCTGTGACCCTCCGCCTCTCCTCCAAGGCCCTGCTGCCCTTCGGCGAGGCCGTCCTCAAGGCGGCGGCCCCGCTGCGCCACCCGCGCCGCCCCACGGGCGCCGACATCGAGGTCGAGCGGGCGATGTGGGGGCCGCACCCGAACCCCCTCCAGTCCTGGGTGGAGGAGGAGGTCTACCGGGTGGGCCAGCGGTTCCTGCGGGGCATGCTGGGCGCCGTGCTGGGGGACCGCAACCCCCCGCCCTTCCATGTCGTCGCCAAGGCCGAGTCGCCGAAGCCCCCGGGCTGGGGCGAGGTGATGGCGCTGTTCAAGGCCCCCGTCGAGCCCGCCCAGAAGCTGGCCTCGTGGAAGACCCTGGTGGACGGCTTCGCCGAGGCCCTGCTGCCCGCCTCCAGCGTCGAGAACGCGATGGCCTCCTGGGCGCTCCGGTCGGCGATGCTCCACCAGATCGGCGAGCGCATCAAGGCCGTCACCGAGCCCGGCGGCTGGGATGCCTTCTTCAAGACCATCCCCAAGGCCCAGCAGGACGTCATCTCGTGGTCGAAGCTCCACGGCGCCGAGTTCGTGACGAACATGAAGGCCAAGGCCCGGGCCGATATCATGGATGCCCTGGTGCAGTCCGAGATGGCCGGGGGCAACCACCACGACCTGTCCCGCGTGCTGTTCGAACGCCTGGGGGTCCTCAACAGAGACTGGCGCCGCATCGCCATCACCGAGACGGGCATGGCCGTGTCCAACGGGCAGCTCCAGGCCCACCTCTCGGCCGGGGGCGATTGGGAGGCGATCTGGGTGGCCGGGGTGCGGGCGTGCCCCTTCTGCCGCAAGTTCAACGGGCAGGCCTTCCGCGTCGTGCCCGCAGACGCGCCCCGCAAGGACCCGGCGACGGACGTGTGGCCAGGGAAATCGAATGTTGGCCGTTCGGCTCATCTCTACCGGAAGGACGGGACGAAGCGTGGACCCGAGGAGCTGTGGGTTCCGTGCCAGCCCCTCCATCCGTCGTGCGCTTGCGTCTGGACGATCCGCCGCGTGCTCAAGTCCAATGCTGCCAAGAAGGCCGACGAAATGCTGGCCGCCCTGCGTGCAAAGCGGTTTGCATCGGCTCAATAGGCCCTATATTTCCCGGCCCGTCCGGTGGAAAATCTAGGCAAAGGAGCCCCACCATGGATCCGTCCTCGTCCCTCACCGCCATCCAGGCCAAGATCACCGCCCTCGCCGATGCCGTCACGACGATGGCTGGCGCCTCGCAGCCCGTGCAGACGGCCGTCATCAACGCCGTCACCATCGCGCAGAACGCCGCCACCCTGGCGATCAACACGCTCAAGTCCCAGCAGAAGAAGACCTCTCCCACCACGCCGACGAACCCCGGCACGGTGACGGTCTCTCCGAAGGGCGCCACCGTGGCGCCGCTGGGCACCCTTCTCATCTCCGCCACCGTGAAGGGCACCTCCGGCCCCCAGACGGCGGCCTGGGATGTCGATGGCGTGCGCATGGGCAACACCACCGTCGGCACGCTGACCCAGACCTCCGACGTCATCCACATGAGCTACAAGGCCCCGGCCACGGGCGGCACGCATACCGTGCGCTGCGTGGTCACCAGCAACACCACGGGCGGCGCGTGCTCAGGGTCCACCTCCCTCACCGTGACCTCTCCGGTCGTGGTCACTCCCCCGCCCTCCGGCGGTGGCGGCGGCACCACCACCGGCCCGCTGTCCCTCTCCCCCGGCGTGCCCACCGCCGTCGGCTCGGGCGGCACCATCGCCTTCGTCGCTTCGATGGGCGGCAACCCCACCTCGGCCGTCACCTGGGCCGTGGACGGCGTGACGGGCGGCAACGCCACCGTTGGCACCATCTCGCCCTCGGGCCTCTACACCGCGCCCACCTCCTCCTCCAAGGCGATCCGCACCATCACCGCCACCTCCACGGGCACGCCCACCGTGACGGCCAGCGTGCGCATCCTCACCGTGGCCTCCAACGCCACCGTCAACGCCAAGACGGGCTACGGCGCCACCGGGAACGGGACCACGGACGACTCTGCCGCCATCGGCCGGGCCCTGGCCGCCACCGGGAACGGGATCTGCTTCGTGCCCGATGGCACCTACCTCATCAACCCCATCGCGGTCGAATCCAAGTTCGGCATCGTGGTCCCCTCCGGCGCCACTCTCCTGCTCTCCCCCGGCGCCACGCTGAAGTGCAAGACCATGACCACCTCCGGGGGCTACTCCGTGGTGGGGCTGGAGGAGGCCGACACCGCCATGGTGGGCGGCACCGTGGTCGGCGACCGGGTGGCGCGGAACCTGCCTACCTACATCAACGGCTCCGGGTCCGACATGGAGGCGGGCCAGGGGGTGTCGGTGAAGAACGCCTCCGGCCTCTGGCTGCTGGGCGTCACCGCCAAGAACTGCTGTTGCGACGGCATCTACATCTACAACAACGCCTCAAACGTCAAGATTTACGACTGTGTGTCGGACAACAACCGCCGCCAGGGCTGCTCGCTGGTCTACTGCCACGACATCGAGATCAAGCACTCCACCTTCTCGAACACGAACGGCAACGACCCCGCCACGGGCATCGACTTCGAGCCCAACTCCGGCTCCACCGTGGCGAACGTGCTGGTGGAGGATTGCGACCTGTTCGGAAACGTCGGCGGTGGCATCGCGGGCGGCGGCTCCACCAAGAACGGCCCGACGGGCAACGGCACCGCCTTCTGCACCGACTGCGAAATCAAGGGCTGCCGAATCTCTGGCAACGGCGGCAGCAACTACAAGCTGGGCGGCATCGCCTGGGACGAGTCCGATCGGATCAAGTTCACCGACAACGTCATCAAGAACAACAACGGCGACGGCATCTGGATCGCCTACCACGCCCGCGATTTCGTCATCTCGGGGAACACGGTCACCGGGAACCAGGGCGATGGCATCTACATGGAAGACGCCGCCGGGACCACCGTCAGCGGGAACACGGTGAACTCCAACTCCGGCACCGAGATCCGCAACGCGGATAACTCCGCCACCGTGGGCTCCAACACCGTCAGCTAGCCCGCCCTGCCTTCGCGCCGACCCTCGCTCTGGGGGTCGGCGCTTCTGCGCACGGCCTCCTCCACCAGGGCCTCCCAAAGCTCCCGCATCACCACGGGCTCCGCACCGCAGTCCACGCCATCCCTCACCAGCGTGGCGCAGACGAGAGATCCGACCTTGATGGCCTCCCGGATCACCGCCTCCTTTACCTGGGCCTCGGGGTCGAACATCACCAGTTCCCCCATCCGGGCATCCAGGAACGCGAACAGGCGCCCGAGGTGCTCCAGCGCCATCGAGGTCGTCAGGGCGAAGTTCTCAGGGGTGCGCTCCCCGGCCAGCAGTTCGACGGTGTTCACCCGTCAATTGTTGCATGTGCCTCCGGGTCGCCACAACGCCCGGCCCCGGTGTATTCTGGGGTCCTGGAGGCTCTGATGGCAAACGCTACCTGCTACCACCTCGGCAAGCCCTACACGCCCGCCGTCGTGAAGGGCATCACCTTCACCCTCTACGATGAGGTGCACCACATTTGGGCGGGCACCGGCCCCGAGGCCGATGTCGCCGCCATCGTGGCCGACGGGATGCCCTTCATGTCACAGGCCCAGTTGGACCGCTTTCGGGCCGACCTCGACGCCGTGACGTCCGCGCTGGAATCGATCCCGGGCCTGGAGACCTCCGCCTCCACTGCCGCGTCGGCGGTGACGGATGCGCGTGCCGACGTCACCGCCGCCTCCGCTGCCCTGGTGGAGGCTCAGGGCGCCCTAGTGGCGGCGACCGCCGCCGAGGCTGCCACCGCAGCGGTCCTGGCCACCGCCACCTCCGAGGAGGTCACCGCCGCCACCGCGCTCTCGGATGCCACCGCCGCCGAGGTGCTCACCGCCGCCGCCCTGGCCGACGCCACCGAGACCCACGACGCCGATGTGCTGGCGCTGGCGGCCGACCCGTCGAACGCGACCCTCATCTCCGCCGAGGCCGCCTCTGCCGCAGCCCTGGTGCTCGCCCAGGCCGCCGAGACCGCTGCCTCCGGCGCGAAGACGACCGCCACCACGGCGCACGACGCCAAGGCCGCCGCCAAGACCACGGCCCAGAACAACGAGACGGCAGCGGCCGGTGCCAAGACCACCGCCCAGGGCGCCGTCACCACCGCCCAGGGGGACCTGGATGACGCCGAGGCCGCCCTGGATGATCCCCTCGCCGCCGCCGCCACCGCCGCGAAGGCCGTCCTGGAGGCCCGGGTGTTCGCGCTGGCCGCCCCGCTGGCGATCCCTCGATCCCGGGACGGGAAGGTCAACCCCTTCCTCGGATAAAGCTCGGGCCCCTCGCGGGGCCCAAACTTTTGGCTCGGGTGCGCCTGGACATCCTCACGCGCCAGCGGGGATGTGGATGGTTGGGGCATTGGGGCGACCTGCGGGAGTGCGCCCGTAGGTGGTGGCGGCGTGGCGTTCCCAGGTGTCGCAAAGCTGGGTGTATTCGTGGGTGCCCCGGAGGTCCGTGGCTGGCCCCAGAAGAGGGCAGTTGCGGAAGGTCTGGATGGCCCGCAAAAGGTCTTTGACCTGTTCATCCAGGCGCGATGCCTTCTGCTCCAGCAGGGTTTCGTGGGATGAGAGGATCTTGAGGCAGGCATCGACCTGGCCGCAGAGGTAGCCCAGTTCGGCCTCATCGTCCTCACGATTGGATATTTCGTGGAGGGTGAAGGCAAGGTCTTTCAGGGCATCTCTGGCTTTCAGGAGGTGCGCTTGAGCGTTGGGGGCATAGGTGCAGATCGGGTCGCCCTCGATCACGCAGGAGTAGATGGATTTGCTCACGGAAGTCTCCTGGACAGTTACGGATGGTCGGGGTGAGGAGGAAGCGAACGCATCGCCTCGTCCATGATCTGTTCGGCTCTTGCAAGGGCGGCGTTCGGGTTGCGGTTCGTGGCTCGGGAAGCCTCCCGAAGCTGTTCCCGGCAATGTTCGATCCCGGCGAAGGGGAAGGCGGTCGCTCCCCAAACCAAAGCGTCAGCCTCGCTTTCGGTGCAACCGGGAAAGAACTTCCGGCACTCGTTCAGGAAGGTCGTTCGTTTGCGTCCCAAGGGTTCCTCCTTTTGGACATTACGCGATTTGGATGAGGGGCCGGATCTGCACCCAGGCTTCATGGGCCTTGAGGACGGAACCGGAACCGGGGAACAGATCATGGAATTCGTCTTCGGCCTCCATGCCCAACAGGTCGAACAGCCACCAGCAGAACTGCGGGGGTTTGGCACCGGAGACGCCCTTACGGAGCGTGATGTTCGCGGCCACCCAATCGCGGGTAGTTTCGGAATCCCGGCCCCGCTTGCGCCCACCCATGAAGATCACGGGTTCCCAGGCATAGGCCGGGTTCACGTTGACCTTGAAGGCGGCGAAGGGCTTCACCCAGGCGGCTACCCGCACCTTGGCGGGGCAGAGCGGCAGGATGTCCTTGAGGTTTCCGCTGGTGCAGGACAAGGCCCAGCCATCGGGGAACTCGGAAACAAGGCGTTCGATCAGGGCGCGGTGCCCTTCCAGGGTGTCGTAAAGCCCTGCATCGGGGTGCTGGTGCCCGTAGTGCTTTTTCGAGCATCCCAGGTAGGGCGGGTCGGCATAGGCGAATTTCAAGGTTGCTCCCGGAAGGGTCGTGCTTTTGGACAAGAGTTATGGGATTGCCAACGCGTCTTTAGCGGTGGCGATGATGGCGCGGCACCCGTTAGCCGGGTCGGGCATTCCAGCATGGGCGATGCAGCGATGTAGGGTCGAGCGCAGGAAAGCGTTGGTGGATTCCAGTTCCGCGACTCTGGCCTTCACCTTCCCCATTGGAGATTCTGCTTCCTGCCGGTGCTTCTCGGCGCGGCACAAGGGGCACCATTCAACGTGGGGGTCACAGCCGCATTTCAGCATGGACAGTCTCCTGGACATTCGCTAGATGGTTTCGACAAATGCCCCACGGAGGCCATAGCGGCATCCGTCATGGGCACAGAAGGCTTTCCATTCAGAACTGGGGTGGAGGACTTCATCTACCAGCATCCAGTAGGCATCCTCGGCGTATTTCCCCTTGTCGCCGGGATACCAGATCACGGCTCCAACCCTGATGTCCGTGGACTCGGCGGGGCGCAGGTTCTTGGGAACCTCTGCCTTCTCGGCAGCGGCCAGGGCGGCAGCGGCTCTCATCTGTGCCACGGCAACATTGGCCTCGGCGACTCGCCACGCTTCGATCAGTTCGTGCATGTGGACCTCTTTTGGACAGAATGCGCCGATGTGGAATCCGGCGCAATCCCGCGTTGTGGTTGGTTTTCAAGGTTCCGATCCTGGGGCAAGATGCACCCCTAAGCGGCGGTTCTGGCGCGGGCTGGGTGGGACGGCTTCTCCCTGCACCCCTTGCAGAGAGATCGGTCTTCGCGGTCGCGTCCGTGGCCGCACCTGACGCATCGGCCCTCTGCCTTGTATTTGGCCCTCAGGGTGGCTTTGTAGCCGGTGGTGCGCTCGGAGCATACCCCGCACACCTTGACGCCCGGCATGGCCTGTCGGAGCCCGCAGCGGGGGCATATGCCGAGCCTGATGCACGGCTCCTTGCGGCGCCGGAACCGGTTCATCGACCGCTCGGTGGCAATGTCCGCGCAGGGTTGGCAGTATCGCTTCCCTGGGCGGGCCGGGGCCTTCCCGCATTCGGTGCAGAGCCCGGCCCCAATGCGGGCGGCGCGGCGGATGGCGGCCTCTCGGCGGGCGGCGTAGAGGTTGCTCATGGCTCCAGCCATGGCTCGGAGGCCAGAATGGCTCGCTTGAGGGCCTCGGCCAGATCACGGTCTCCCGGATGGGCCGCGAGGCGCTCCGCCGCATCCTTGACCTTCTTGGCTGCATGCCGGGTGGTTTCCAAGGAATCCAGAAGGTCGTGGGCGTTGTAGGCATCCTGTGCGAGCCACCGCTCCATCCCCTCCTCGGGGTTGTCGGCGATGGCCTGGAGACATTGCTCCCGGGTTGTTTCGAGGGTGCGGCGCGTCATGGCCGGGCCGCCTTGAAGGTGCGGGTGCCCTCGGTGTGGTTGGCGAGGCCCTTGGTGGTGAGGGCCTGGAGGCGCCTCCGGCACTCGTCCTCGGGGATGCTCTTGAGCTTGTGGTCCTGGATCCACTCCCGGACGCCGAGGGGCGTCATCTCGCATCGGGTGTCCTTGAGGCACTGGAGGACCATCTCCTCGCGGTCGGCCGCGCTGAGGGGTTTGGCGTTGGTGGCGACGATGGGCATCACTCGCCCCCTTCCGGCAGGGGCCGCCAGTTGATGGGGATCACCCTGCCCGGGTCGATGGCCTCGATGGCCTCGCGGTCGGCGGTGATGGTGTGAAGCAACCCCAACGGGTTCTCTTTGGCGAGGTCCAGGATGGCTTGCCGCTCCTCCGGCGTGGGGTCGGGGATGTCGGTGCCCGTCCTCTCGAATCCCAGACCCTGGGGGCTGCTGGGCCGCTCCAGGTCGGTGAGCCGGGTGGCGTGGAACTCCCAGATGCCGTTCCCGGATCCCAGGTCCACGCTGAAGGTGCTCTCCAGGCACTCGGGGCTGTGCATGCCCGCCACCAGGGCCAGCATGAATTCGGCGTGGCGCCCGGCGGCCTCGTGCTCCAGCCGGGCCACCATGTTCTTGGCGGCGGTGAGGTTGTCCTCAGGCGTCAACATTGTGGGCCTCCTCGGCGTTGGTCAGGGCCTGGGAATTGGCCTGGAGGGCGGCGATGGCCTCCTCGCTGGTCATGTGCACCCCCTCGCGGTATGTGGTGGGGAACGGAACTTCGCTCTTGGGCTGGCCCAGGGCGTCGGCGTCCTTCCTGGCGGCCGACTCGACCATGGCCGCGATGACGGGGTGGGTCTGCCCGCTGCTGGGCAGGTGCGCCTCGTGGGTGGGGTCGACGTTGGGGTCCACCTCGCGCAGGAGCCCGGTGAGGATCTTCGCCAGCCCGGCCTCCCATTCCTCGGTGCCGGGGCGCCCGTGGAGCTTGTGGAACTCGACCGCCTTGCAGAGCCGCGCGATGCACGCGCCCATGGAGTCGAGGGGGATCCGGTAGCCGCGCTGGTAGAACTTCAGCACGCGCAGTAGGCTCCCCCCGGCCTCCTCGTTGCGGATGGGGCTGGTGTAGACGAGGCGCTTGGCCGCGAGGTCCGGGTAGAAGCGCGGGCTCACGCTGCTGGCCCAGTTATCGCCGTCCCACCAAATCGCCGCCTTGGCGATGGTGAAATCGAAGCTGGCGATGCAGTCCAGCGGGTTGGTGAAGGTCCAGCGGTGGATGAACTGCGCGGTGAAGGGCCGGGTGAGCACGGTGAAGGCGTTGTCCGTGCTGATGACCCGGTTCTTCCCGCCCTGGCTGGTGGCGAGGGCGCACGCCGCTGCGGCGTCCTTGCTGCCGCAGAAGAAGTCAACGTCGTTGACCTTCTCGTTGGCGATGACGGAGCGGATGAAGCCGCCCGCGATGAAAAGCTGGTTGGGGCGCTCCTGCATTAGCTTGCGCCAGGATTCGGGTATCCGGCGGAGGCACCAGGAGAGGTCGTCCCAGATGAGGTGGGGCTGGATGGGGTCGTGCATGGGGCTCCTTGCGGGGGTGGTGCGGTTCAATACAAATAGCCTTGCTGGTTGGCGGAGTTCTTCTTGTTCAGGTATGCCGTGCGCTCTCCTTTGAAGTCGAACCCCAGGCAGTGGTCCTGCGTGGAGGTGAGCGGGCTCGGGAAGTAGCGCGGGTCCTCGTTCCCGTTGATGCCAGGGCTGTCGGCGTCGAGGTTGTCCAGGCGGAGGTCGTGCTGCACCCCGCTCTGCCGAATCGCGGCCAGGATGCACGCCGGGCACTCCTCGGCCTCCTCCCGGACGCGCCGCATCTTGTCCTTCCACTCCTCCGTGGTGGCGCCCGGTTCCTTGAGGATGGCGATCATCGGCGCGAGGTCGCGCTGGAAGTCGCACATCCGGCAGGTGCGCTGGGGATTGGCCGTGCAGGAGGCCTCGTGCCGCTGCATGTGGTAGCTGCTGCATCCCGACTTCTTGCAGTGGTCGCAGTAGTAGCGGTTGATGCGCTTGGTCCTCATCGCTGGGCCTCCTGGGCGGCGCGGTATTCCGCCATGTAGGTTTCGGTGTCGGCTTCCGTCCAGTTGATGTTCCGGTCCCATGTCCCGGGCCGGGCGCTCCACCCATAGGCAACATGGTCGCGGGCCTTCTCTTGAATGAACCGAAAGGTGGGCCTCAGGGTGATCGGGTCGTGCGTGGGCTCTCCGGGTCCGAGGGTCATGGCTGGGTCCCTCCCGGCGCCGGGGCATCGTCCGGGCAGTGCAGGGCGAGGATGGCCCGGTCGGCGTCGGCCTTGGCCGTGTGCTCCCGGCGCTTGCACTCCATGAGCAGTTCGGCGTGCCGCAGGATGGGGTCGCGGAAGGCCATTGCGGCTTGCTGGAGAATGTCCTTCTGCTCCTGGTAATCGTAGCGGAGGCTTTGGGTGAGGATCTCGTTCAGGGTCGCGTCTAACCCTCGAAGCTCCTTGGTCCGCTGAATGTAGCCAGCATACCGGGTGGCCGCATTGCTGTTATCTTTCATGCTTTGTGCGATGGCGTTGAGCTTATCGAGATTCATCGGTCCTCCCTGGCGTCGAACATTTTGTCCCAGCAGTCGTCGCAAGTCCCGGTGATGACCAGTTCCCGCTGGGCGGCCGGGAGGCTGGGCATGGCCCTCTGGATGGGGACTCCGCCGAGGTAGTGCTGAAGCTCGGCGAAGACCGTTGTGAGGTCGGTGGCCTTCTGGCAGCCCGGGCAGGTGGAGCGCACGACGAGGGTGGTGTCCCCGTCGTGCGTCCTCTCGCCCATGCCAAGCACCGCGAGGTGCGGGTGGTTGGCGACGGCGCCCATCAGAAGATGACGTCCATGGTGCCGTGGTCCTCGGGCCCGGCGGGGGCGGCCATCTCGACCAGGGGCTCGTTCTCGATGCCTGGGAAGTTGGGAACCATCTCGTAGGCCAGGGCGTCCCGGATCTCGGCGCCGCTGAAGGCCTTCTCCAAGAACTTCAGCGCGACCGTGCCGTTGCCCCCCGCCATGGCGGTGTATTCGTCCCGGCGGGCAAGGATGGATTCAAAACGCCGGGCCTTATCCCGGGCGATCCTGGCGCACTCCTCCAGGCGGGCGCGGACGAGCAGGGTGTTCTCCGTGGCGCGGGTGTATTCCTTCTCCATCTCGGCGTTCTTCTCCTTCGCCTTCTTGACCTCGTCCACCCAGGTCCCCAGCATTTTGTGGCTTTCGGCGCTGGTGCCGTTGACGGACTTGAGGCTCCACCGCTTCGCGTCGTTGTCGATGCCCCGGACGTCGATCTCGGCGTAGTGGTTGAGATACCAGTTCTCCTGGCAGGTGCCGGGTTTGAGCGCGAGGAAGGCGTCGAAGTCGGCGGGGTTCTCGATAAAGATCCCGGTCGAGGACCCGTTCTTGAGGATCTCGTAGATGGTGCGGGCCTCGTAGGCGGGGCACTCCGGGATGGGGAGGAGGTCCGGCAGCGGGGTCTTGACGATCCCCTCCACCATGAGGTCGTAGGCGAGGAACTTGGACTGGAGGTCGTCCAGGGTGACGGCCGCCTGTTCGCGGAGCGTCAGTTCGCGGAAGTTGAAGGTGGTGGGCATGGTTCTCCTTTGCGGTGGAGGGGTTTGGGCGCGGGAAATGCCCCGCGATGGGGCATCTCTCTTTGTTCCAATATGGGCATAATCCGGCGGGGATCAAGCCCTGGCTGCAAGGCTTTCTTCGGTGGCGCGGCGGGCCATGCGGTCAAGCTCGGCGAACACCAGGGCGGAGGCCTTCACCAGCGCGTCCTCCGGGGTGATGGGCGGGTGCCATGTGCTCGGCGCCCAGGGCCAGAAGTGGCTCGGCGTGGTGGTGGCCCCGGCGCCGCTGGTGAGGATGAGCCGGGCGTGGTCGAGCATCGCCATGGCCGCGCTGGCGAGGTTGCCGGGGGCCTCGCGGTCGTCCAGGTCCGGGGTGAAGCCCAGGGCCTCGATCTGGCGGCGCCGCTCCCCCAGCGCATAGAGCACGGGGGGGTGCTGCCGGAGGGCCCGGAGGATGGTCTGCTCGACCTCCTCCCCGGGGTTGGTGCCCTTTCGGAATGCCTCGATGGCGCGTTCCAGATCCATTCGACCTCCTATATGCACCCTGGCGGGGGGAAGGGCGGCACCTGCTTGGGCCTCTCCGGCTGCGGGGGTCGCTCGGTCTTCGGGAGTTTCGCCATCAGGGGGTATCCTTCCGGCGGTGGGGCTGCGGTGGCTGGCATGAACTGGAAGTTCTCGGGTCCGGTCCACGCCCCAAGTGTGCCGTCCCTCTTGCTATTGTCCAGAGATTGTGGCGCCCAGTCTCCCCATGACTTGAAGAAAAACGGCACCTGGGCCGCTTGTGCCTCCGCCTGGAGGGCCTCCACCCACTCCGGGTGCATGGGCCGCGTATTGACGCCCCGGCCCCCCGTCTCGCCCCCGGTGATGACCCACTGCACCCGGCCCGGCCCGAGCCACCACTTCAGGCTCAAGGCGCCGAGGAGCGGCTCCGCGCTGACGAGGTAGCCGTCGGCCAGGGGCAGCGTCAGGAGGTCCGGGATCCGCTTGTAGGCGTGCTCCTGGTTCTCCGCCGTCACCCCCATCATCAAGCCGGGGATCTTCATCCCCTCGGGCACGGGCGCCTCGCTGGGCCGCGTGCGCACCCGGAAGGTCATGGTGTCGGCCTCCCAGGTCAGCTTCTCAAGGAACCGCTTCAGCATCAGGGGCCGCTTGGTGAGGATGATCCAGGTGTGCAGGGTGCGCGGCACGGGCTTGTGGTGGGCCCGGGCGTGCTGGATGCGGTAGATGCGGCTGAGGAGCGCGGCGAGGCCGCTGGGGTCCTCCTGGCCCACGAGGGCGAGGTCGGTCATGCTGCCGACGAAGATCCGCTTGGGGATAGTGGACCGCTCCAGGCGGCCCAGGTGCTGCTCGGCGCCCAGTCTGTCGGTCTTGACGATGGTGCCGTCCCAGGCCCCGGCGCCGGGGGTGAACCGCTTTGCCATGGAAGCTGCGTAGCAATTAGCACAGGCCGGGCTTACGCGCTGGCAGCCCGTCCATAAATTCAAAGAATCGTGTGCCCACTCGATGCCGGTGTTCTCAGCCATTGGAGGGCTCCTTCTCGGTCTCGAGCGCCCGCCTGAGGATTTCCGGGTTGAGAGCGAACCCATCGCACCCATCGCGGACGGTCATCCACAACTTGGTTTTCCCCTCTTTCGTCTCCGCATAGAAGGGGAACCCTTTTGCCATAATGGTGATGATCCGCTCCCTCTCCCGGCGTGCTGCGCCCTGGGCTCCGACCGCCCGATCGGATACCTTCTGCGCTGCGAGGTTGTCCCGCTCTCGGGTAAGGCGGCTGATGGTGGCGTCCCTGACGTCCTGCTGGCGCTGGGCCTCGTTCTCGATGAACGCCATGTTGTTCACCACCACCGCGCGGTCCCGCTTGGCGCCGTTCGCTGTGGCGATGGCTTCATCTCGTTCCACCCGCAGCGCGGCGGCGGCGTCCCAGCCCTGGCGGCCCCAGGAACGGAGTTCCTCAATGTGGCCGATCTGGAAGTCCTTCATCCCGCCCACGTTCACGGATGGCCCCTTGGGCTCCCCGGCCTTGGCGGCGTCGATGGCGGCAAGGCGGGCCTTGACCTTCTTCAAATCGGCGAAGAGGTCCGTGGATCTGGTGCTCCATCCGTCACGCTCGTCCCTTTCATCCTCCAACACCTTCACCCGGGCCTCGGCCTGTTCCTTCTCCCGGGCGAGGATCCTGACCCCATCCACGATGTTCAGCGCCCGGGTGTCGGGCCCCAGGATCTCCCACACCTCGGCGATGATGCGCTCCATGTTGTCGGCCCTGCGGTGAGCGTGACGAAGTGCCATGATGTCGGCGATCCCGCCCTCCTTCGGGTTATCCTTCTGTGCTGGCGACGGGAGCACCTGCTGCATGAGCGCCTTGGTGTCGTTGAAGGCCCGCTCAATGAACCGGGCCTCCCTGCCGTCCCAGTGGATGTTGACGCCGTGGAAGTGGACGGCTGCGGCCTGGGCCGCGCTTGCCAGTGCTTCGAGATGGTTCATGCTTCTTCTCCTTGCGGTGGGTTCTCGGCGAAGGCGCGGCGGGCGCGGCGGGCCATGCGCCCGATCCGGCACCCCTCGTCGTGGTCGGGGGGGAAAATATGCTCCATCACGTTCCAACGGGTGCGGCACTCCGGGCAGATCCGGGCTCCCCAGCGGTCACCCTCGCGGGTCCATTCCAGGGTGCCCAGGTAGGACGCGACCTCCCCGAGCACGAAGGCCTGATCGTTGACCGCCTCGTGGAGCGCGTAACGGTCGTAGCGGAGGTTCTTGTTGTTCTCGGCCAGCACCCGGGCCCGGCGGCGCCAGAATGCCACCTTGGCGTGGTCGGCGAGCGCGAGCGCGATGGTCCCGGCGATGGTCTTGGCCCGGTGCCACCACGTTTCCTGGATCATCGCCACCAGTCCCTGGCGCACCTTGTCGCCCACCTCAATCTGGGTTCGAAGCTCCAGGATCTCGGCCTCAGCCGTGGCGAGCGCCTCAATGGCCTCGTCGGCGATCTCCTCCATCCGGTTGCCCCGGGTGCGGAGGGTCTCGTTCACCTTGCGGATCTTCTCGACCCGTTCCTCCAGGTTGTCCGCAAAGCTCTCCGCGTCCTTCATGGCGCCCCATGCGCCATCGTCTTCATCCCGGTTCTCCGCATCCTTCGCGGCCTTACACATGGCCCGGCTGTGCGCCCTGGCCTCCTTGATGATGTCGTCGATGTGGGGGCAGGTGTGCTCCGGCTCTTTGGCCACGTAGGAAAACTCGTCACGGAACCCTTCAGCGCCGTCCTTCATCACGGCCTCCCTTCGGCTGCGGGGGGGCGGCGGCCTCGGCCACGATGCGGGCGATGATGGCCTTTTTGTCCTCGCGGGTGTGTTTGGTCTGCTTTCTCCGGCCCATCAGTTCCCTCCCCCCGGCAGGATGATCTGCGCTGCGGTGCTGGTGATGGCGAGGGTGCGGGCCGCGCCGATGGCCTTGCTGGCGCGGACGGCGCTGGCGTTCCGGTCGTGGAGTTCGGGGTGGGCCTCCAGGAGATGCCCCAGCACTTCCCCCATCCCAGCGGCTGCCATCCCGGCGGCGTTGAGGTTAAGGAGGTTGGGCGGCTCCTGGTAGACCATGCGCTGCATGAACGCGGCCACGGCCCAGTAGGTGCCGAGGAGGTCCATGGCGAGCGCGTCGATTTCCTCGGGTGTCATGTCACCGATGAGCGCGAGGACGGGCGCCGCCGCGACCCCGCTCTTGGGATCCTTCACCGCCATCTCCGCCAGCTTGTCGGCGGCGAACTTGACGGTGGCTTCCTGCTCGGGGGTGAGTCTCATGCTTTCTCCTGGGAGAGCGCGGCCTGGGCCTTCTCGATGGCCTGGGTCGCGGAACGGGGAAGGGGCTGCCGGGCGGCGAGGAGGGCCCCCCAGCGGTTGATGGTGGTGCTGGGGATTCCTCCCATGAGGTCCCGGAGCTTGCCCACCCCCCCCGCCTTCTCGGCGAGGCTGCGGAGGGGTTCGGGCAGGGTGATGGGGCGGCCAATGGGCATGGCGGTGGCTCCTGACGAAAAGAGGGGCCCGGAGGCCCCCCGATGGTGCGGTGCTGCTACTGGCCGTCGGTGGTCTCCCCCGGGGCGGGCCCGGCGGCGGGGCCATCGGGGGCGGGCATCCCCTGAAGGAGCGATTTCTTGATGAAGTCGGGGATATCCTCGTCGGCGAGAATATCCTCCATGCTCATGACCCTGGCCCGGCCGTGCTGGATCGCGCTCCGGAGGGTGGTCTGCATCTCCCGGCTCTCCTGCTCGCGCCGCGCGTCCAGGCGGTTCATGAGGTGGACCGTCTGGATCTCCTGGGTGAGCACGGACTGGGAGGCGCCGCTGCCCATGGTGGAGATGTCCACCGCGAGGTCGTGGCTCTGCGGCCCGATCTTGAGCTGGGCGGCGAGGATCGCGCCCCGGAGGCGGTAGTCGGGGTTCTTCTCCAGGTTCTGGGCCAGGGTGTCGATCATCTCCGCCAGCATCGCGCCGTGGTGGCCGCGTCCCCGGATGATCGTCATGGCGTCGGTGGTGAGCTTGGTGCCGTTGGTGTTGCCGTCCATCTTGTGCTCCTTGCGGGAAGTCGGCATGATTGCCGTTTCCCCCAGTTTGGGCATAAAGATGGCGGCGTCAAGCCCGACTTAACCCCCGGAGCCGGGAGGCCTCGGACTTGAGCGCCTCCCGTTCCGTCTGGTCCTGCACTACTCGGCGGCGGAGCCGGGGGATAACCTCCAGGCACCGGAGATAATCCAGGCCCTCGACCGCCGCTTCAAGCTGGTCCACGAGTTCCTCGGCTTCACCCGGGCCTTTCATCCCTGCTTCTCGCCGGGCTTGAAGTGCTGGGCCAGCCGGTGCCCGAGCAGGACTCCGCCAAGGAATAGGGCCTCGACGGCGAGGATCCCGATGGCACCGACGACGATTCCGTTCGTGAAAGTCATAAAATCTCCTGGGGTTGGGTGAGGATGCGCCGGGTGGTTTCCGGCAGTTGGTTGTCCTGGTCGTAGTAGCCTCGCTGGTAGCGTGCCCACCATGCGGGAAGGCTGCCCCGGAGGCGGGGGACGTCCTCCAGGGTGAGGCCCAACCGGGCCAGCACGACCCGGAGAATATTCACCTCGTTCCCATACCGGGCCACCCAGGTTCGGCGTGCCTTGTGGAAGGCGAGGCGGCTGGTGTCCCAGATGCCCTGGTGGTGCCCCTCGCAAAGCGGGATTTGCTCCCAGTCGCTGGCCTTCTTGCTGCCGTATTCCTCCTTGATGTGGTGCGCGGCAGAGGTGGGGGGGCATGGGTCCTGGTCAACCTCACACGCCCAGCATTTCATCCGGTGGATGGCGGCGCTGTGCTCGCGTTCGGCCTCGGTCTGGGGGCGCGGCCGGGTCTTGAAGGCCCGCTTCGGGATCGGCCCCTTGTGGCGCCGGATGGTGCCGCTGTTCCTGGCCTTCAGGGGCACGCTCTTGTCCTTGGGCCGGGCCCGGAGCGGGGTCTTGCGGCGCAGCGGGGTCTTCCGTCCCAGGCTCATGCGGTCTCCCCAGTGATGGCCTTGGCGCCCGTCACCGTGAGTTCGATGGCTCCGATGAGCGTCTTCCCCGCGTGGTTCTCGGCAAGCACCCGGCCGATCTCCCGGCCCAGGTAGGTCACGCCGTCCTTCCACCCCTCTTCATAGCGGGCATCGACGGGCTGGAGGCCTCGTCCGTCCCGGAGGAGGCCCTGCTTGATGAGGTGCTGGACCTGGGCGTGGACCGTGCTGTTGCCCTTTCCTGTGCGCTCGGCCACCTCCTTGATGGTGGCGGCCCGCCCAGTCTCGGCGCAGATCATGTTCACGGCATCCAGCACCTGCTTCTGTGCTCGCGTCTCGGGCCTCATCGCGTGATCCCCCTGGTGAGTCGCGCCATCCGGGCGCGGAGTTCCGTAAGTTCTGCCTGTAGATTAGCTGCTACTGATTCTTCCGTGGCGTGGGCGGCGAGGCTCCGGGCCACGGCCAGGGTCTCCCGTTGGAGGTATTCCTTCTCAAGCCGAAGGACAAGGCGCTTGGGATCCACCTGCGCCACCGTGGCGGCCCGGGCCTCCGCCTCCCGGAGCGCCGCTTGCCCCTGGGGGCCGAGGAGGTCCCGGTCGCCTTCGGCGTCGAGGAGGGTCTCCACGATCCCAGCCCCTGGGCGCCATTCCCACCACTGGCGGGGAAGCTGGCCCACCCACTGGATGAATGCGCCGCCCTTCCCGGTGATGGCGAGCAGGGCTTGCACGGCGTCGTCCATGGGCGGCGCGGGGGTTGCCTGGGGTGAAACAGTGGGCGGCGCCTGGGGCGCGGCGGCGGCCCGGGGCGCGGCCTTGATGTTGGCCGTCGGGAGGTTCAACTCGTGGGCGGCGGCCACCCGCACCTCATCCTGGCGCCCGCTGGGCAGGTAGGCGATCCACTCCGCCACCTCCCGCGCGGCGGCCAGCCGATCCTCAATCCGCCGGAGGTCCTTCCCCTCTTTGGCCCGGTCCAGGGCGAAGGTGGCCCAGTCCGGCGCGGCGGCGATGAGGCGCTTGGCCTGGGCGCCTCCCTGGCCCCGGGCCCAGGTGTCGGGGTCCTCCCCGTTGGGGATGTGGAGGAGGCGCACATCGAACCCCTCGGGGAGTGCCTTGGTCAGCGCCTTGGTGGTGGCCTCCCACCCAGCCTTGTCCCCGTCGAAGCCCAGTGTGAGCCGCTTCGTCCAGCGCCCAAGCTGCCGGAGGTGCCCGTCCGTGAGCGCGGTCCCCAGCGGGGCGACCGCGTTGTGAATCCCCTCCTGGCAAAGCGCGATGACGTCGAAATAGCCTTCCACCATCAAGGCGCCCTCCTCGCGCAGAAAGGCCCGGGCCCGGTGGAGGTGGAAGACGGTATCCCCCTTCTTGAAAAGCCCGGTCTCCTTCGTGTTTAGGTATTTCGGGCTGTCCTGGGGTGCGCCCGGCATGGCCCGGCCCCCGAAGGCAATCACCCGGCCCCGCGCATCCATGATGGGCACCGTGATCCGGTCCCGCAGCATGTCGATCAGCGTGCCGCGCTGGCTCCGCACCGCGATCCCAGCAAGCTCGGAAATCTCGGCTTTGACCCCCAAGCTGAGGAGGTGGTGGATGGTCGTCTCCCACCCGTCCGGGGCGTAACCCAGGCCTTCGTCGGCGATGGTCTTGGCGGTGATGCCCCGGCCCGTGAGGTAGGCTATGGCCTGGGGGTTCTTCAGGATCTGGGCGGCGTAGAAGTCCTGGGCCATGGCAAGGGCCCGGAGGATGCGATCCTCGGGCCCGTCCACGTTCCGCTCCCCACGCTGTGGAAGTTCAATGCCGGTGCGCTTACCCAAGTCCTCCAAGGCTTCCTCGAAGGAGAGGCCGTGGACCTTCTCCAGCCAGTCGAAGGCGTCCCCGCCTTCCCCGCAGACGAAACAATGCCATGTGCCCTTCTCGGGAAGGACGCTCAGGCAGGGTGTCCTGCTGCCGCCCTTGTGGATGGGGCAGGGCCCGCCCATCCAACCGTTCCCCGTCTTTCTCAGCTTCACTTCCTCCGCGACCATTTCCAGGATGGGGGCAGCATCCCTGATCGCGTGGATCGCCTGTTTGCGGTCCACGTTCCCTCCCTTTGCGTGGGATCAGTTTGCTGCGCTTCGATTGTTTTTCAAGCCCCGATACCGTTCAACCCCTGGCCCTGCTGCGTCTTGGAATCGGAGAAAGGCTTGGAACATGGCGCTACCTCGATGTTTTGGACCTCAAGGATAGCAGGGTGGCCACCCCATGGCCTGGGAGAAATTTCTCGAATAGGACTTGCTATTTGGTCACCAAGTTGCGAAATTAGGGTTACCACAAGGACCCGGCCATGCCCTCTCCCCCAACCCCCGCGAGCCTCCGCCGCGATTTTATTTGTGTCCAGGCGGCCTACTTCGCCCTCATGCTCCTCTTTCTCCTGGTGAAGATCTATGCGCACTGAAACTGTCAGGGTCGGCCGTCCCACCACGGCCATGGGCATCTGGCCCGACATGATCTCCGCCGCCGGGGGCGTCGGCCCCTTGGCGCTGCGCCTTTCCCTCTCTCCCCAGGCCCTAGGCACGGTGATGGTGGGCCTGGGGGCGCTCTCTGGTGGCCGGGCCGTCCTGGCGCGGGAATTCGCCAACGCGCACGGGCTCACCCTCCGCTGCTACGTCCACCCCTCCGTCCGCAACGCCTACCTCGTCTCGGCCCCCTCCGGGTGGCTGCTGGTGAAAAACGAGAAGGGCGCCTGGGAGCACCGCGCCCGCTGCATGCGCCGCCCCGGGGAGGACTGGCTCAATCTCCCCCAGCTTGAGGTTAATTTCGCCCAGGTCTGGGACAACATCAATTAACCACCCTCTTGTGAAAGGCCTATATGTCCCGCAAGGCATTGACCGCCGACTTCGACGAAAACACGCCTATCGTCACCATCAAGGCGTCCATCCTCCACCGCCTCTCCACCGGGGGGCCCGGGCATACCCTCTACTGCCTGTCCCGCCACGGCGCGGCCCCCTGCCCCGGCGCGTGCGGGTTCGCCCCCCTCTCCTGGCGCCCCGGCCCGGCGGTGTCCCGCGCGGTGCGCGAGCTTGACGAGGCGGGCGCGTTGACCCGGCTCGGCGCCTACTGGTGGTTGCGGGCCGAGGCCCTGGTGGGGTAGGATTCCCAAAGCAGGGGCGGCCCGGTCGCGCTGAGGTCTCATAATCCACAGTCCCCAAGTTCAAATCTTGGTCCTGCCTCCAAAAACCCAAAGCCCACAACCGGGCGCGATGCAAGACAAGGCCCCCTCTCCTGGGGGCCTTCGTTATATCCTGGGGTTGCCCACCCAGGAGGAACACCATGAGCGGTTTCACGAATTTCGCTGAGAACAAGCTGATCGATGCGCTGCTGCGCGGCCAGTCTGTCACCTTCCCCGCCGCCGTCTACATCGGCCTCCTCACCTCGACCAAGGGGCCCCGGAAGGACTCCACGGCCTATGCCCTGAACGACACCATCTCCCTTGTCGCCAACGACACGAAGATCCACCTCTACAAATGCACCACCGCCGGGACCACGGCGGCGGCCCAGTCCACCCTCTACCCGGGCGTGGCGAACGAGGCCATCACCGACGGCACGGCCGTGTTCACCGAGCAGGACAGCGCCCTGGACGCCCAGACGGCCGGGGCGTGGACCGAGCCCACCGGGACGGGCTACGCGCGGGTGAAGGCGGCGGCGGGCGCCTCCCAGGCCCTCACCGACTGGAAGTCCACCCAGAACGACAACTCGGTCTCGTCCGGGTCGGGCGGCGGCTCCTCCAACACGAACGCCGTCACCTTCGGCTCGCCCACCGCCGACTGGGGCTTCGTCTGGGGTATGCTCATCTCGGACGCCCTCACCGCCGGGAACAACTGGATGTGGGGCCCCCTGAACAACGCCAAGACCATCAACGGCGGCGATTCGGCGCCCTCCTTCCTGGCCGGGACGCTCACCCCGTCGATCTCGTAAGCCTCCGGGCTTAGGAGGCCGACATGGGACTGCTCCTCGCCAACAACGCCTCGGCCACGGTGACGGGCACGATCATCGCTGCCCATACGACCATCTACCTGGACGATGCCTCCTCGATGCCGAACCCCGGCGCCGGGGAGTGGTTCAATCTGACGCTCACCCAGCCGGGGACGGAGACGTCCTGGGAGGTGGTGAAGTGCACCTCCCGGGCCGGGAACACGCTGACCGTGGTTCGGGGCCAAGACGGAACCACCGCTGCGGGATGGGCCTCCGGAACGGTGGCGTCCGTCCGCGCCAATGCGGGGACGCTCTGGCAACTCGCGGGCGGTATGCTGGGGCAGCTCTCGGGGCCCGAGATCACCATCGGAGGCTCCGGGGATGTCGCGCTCCGGGGCGCCTATCCCGCTGCCGCATCCTCGGTTGGAGGCGTTGCTGTCCAGACTGGCGACATCATCCTGGTCTACTGGTGCAGCAACAATACCCTCAGCAGCCCCACCTGCTCTGATGGAACAGACACCTACACCCAAAAGGGAGCCGGGCAGTATGTCGCGGCTACCGGGGTCCAGTCCCATCTCTACTGGGCCCGGGCGTCCACCTCTGGAACCCGCACCGTCACCGTGGCGGATGGGGGCGCATCATCCCCCACTATCCATGTCCAGGTCATCTCCGGCGCGGTGGCCTCCGGCGACCCCATCGATGCCTACTCCTTCACCACGACCGCCCCTGGCGGATCGACGGCCACCACCAGCTCAATCACCCCGACGGCCGATGGTGCCTTCATCAGCACCTTCTTTGCGGAAGATGTGACGTCGGCGACGACCTTCAGCGTGGGTTCCTCCGGGTTCACGCTCGCGTCGTCCCAGAACGCAACCGACTGCTTCTCTAACTCCTTCTACCGCGTCCAGGCCGCCGCTGCTGCGATCTCAATGACGGCGGCCATCAATACGCCGACCTACGCCGCCACTTGCATCGTCTCCGTCAAGGCGGCCACGGCTGCCGCCGCCTCCTCCACCATCGGGAGGATGCATGTCTGCGCGGGAACGACCGCGAACTATGCCGTGGCTCTGCCCGCCGTGGCTGGGAACGCCGGGCGCTTCATCGGCTTCCGGATGGCCCCGGGCCTCACCAAACTGGTGACCCTCACGGGCAACTCAACGGAGACCATCGACGGCTCCAACACCCGGATCATGTGGGCGAACGAGGCGGCGGTCCTCTACTGCGATGGGGCGACCTGGACGAAGGTGGGGGGGAAGTCTATTCCCATGAATGCAGCCCTTGGGGTGGCTGGCAATCAAACGTTTGCAAATGGCACACTAACAGCATTAACATTCACTCAGTCAGCGTATCTGAATGCACCTGCAGCGATGCAGGATTTAGCGTCGTCTAAACTGGTTATTCTTCGGCCAGGACGATACATCTTCGCGTTCCGTGCAAACCCGACTGGGAATAATACGTCAGCATGCAACGTGTTCCTTTATGCCAAATCAGCGACACTCACACTTCAGGGAACGTCCTATTTGCCCGCGAGTAATAGCTTCGGCTTCATGATTAGTGAGCCCCTCAACCTCTCTGCTGGCGAGTATCTTACGCCCTACGGCTACTATTCTGCTGGATCGTTCACCACTACGTTCCTCAGCAATGACTCCGCAACACACGTTGCAAATGTGTTCTCTCTAACGGAGATTCCGACATGGTAATCAATCCTCTTTGGATCGACAACGGAGATGGTGAAGGCCCAGTCCGCAATCCCGAACTCACAGACGCGGAGTTTGAGGCAGAGTTGATGGATGCACAGGCATCCAACGTGGCCGCTCTCTGGCAGTCGGCTTACGACTACGAATTCGCCCAGATCAGCGGGACCGCCGTGGGGCTCCTAGCTGCTGGCGTCCAGAAAGGCGGCCCTGTGGCGCTCGCCATCCAGGCGTGGTGCTTCTCAATCTGGAACCTCTACTACCAGCGGAAGCCTCAGGTGACCCACGAGTGGAACGCGGCCCTGCTGGACTTCTCCTCCTGCGGGGAGATCCCCCACTCCATCCCGGATCTTATGGCCGAAGTCCTGGGCTAAGGAGGGCCCGTGTCCCTTGGTGGTGAACTGAATCGCGGCCCGATCAACGGGTTCACCATCAACGGGGCGCCCGCCGCTGGTGGTGCGGCTGTCGTCCTGGAAGGCTCGATCTCGGCGACTTCGGCCTTCACTGCGACCTTCACCTCGGCCATCTACCTCGCGGGCGCCCAGGCTGCGTCTTCCGCCCTGGCCGCGAGCCTTTCGACCTCGATCCGCCTCACGGCCTCCCCTGCGGCCACTTCCGCTCTTGCGGCTGCGCTAGGGACGGCGATTCCCCTGGCGTCGTCGCCGTCCGCATCCTCCTCCCTGGGCGGGGACCTCCTCACTGGGACCTCACTCGCGGCTTCTCCTGGTGCGGGGTCCTCGCTCTCGGGCGGCATCATCAAGGCCAACGATCTTTCCGCCTCCCCAGCGGCTGGTTCCGATGCTCATGGAACGCTGGAGGCAGGTGTCCTCCTCGGCGCTTCGCCTTCGGTGGCCTCCAAGCTGGGTGGAGATCTCTATACGCAGTCTGGAGCCGACGGGGGTTCGTGCGCGGCCTCCTCTGGCCTGGGCGGGGATCTCTCCACGGGCATCCCTCTCGGCGCCGCCCCTTCTGCGGGCGCGGCCGTGGGTTCTGCGCTAACCACCGTTATCCGGCTCGGGGCTGCCCCTGCGGCGCGTTCGGGCCTGGGCGCGGACCTCTCCGCCCAGGTGCTGTTCTCGGCCTCCCTTCAAGGCCGGGGGCTCGTAATCGGGTCGCTCACCACGATCCAGGCCATCTCCGGCGCCATCGGGGCGGCCTCGGGCCTTGCGGGCGACCTCCGGACGGGGTTCAACCTCGGCGCGGTGCTGGCGGCCTCCAGCGGCCTTCAGGGGGACCTCCAGGTTTCCACGCAGTTCGGCGCCACCCTCGCGGCCTCCTCGTCCCTGCGGGGCGCCCTGCGCCTCCAGGCGGCCCTTTCCGGCGGCCCGGCCTCCTCCTCCTCCTTCTCGGGTGGGCTCCATGTGGAAACCCTGCTCTCCGCCGCCCCTGCGGGTGATGGCGCAATGGCTGGGGGTCTTGACACGGCCATCTGGCTCGGGTCGGCCCCGAGAGCCGAGAGCGGAGCGGAAGGTGCGATCTTCGTTGTCTACCCGATCTCAGCGACCCTGGAGGCCGTGTCCTGGTTCTCCGGCGACCTCGCCACCAACATCCGAATCCAGGGCACGCCGGGACGGATGGCGGTGGTGCGCAGGGAGGCCCGGGTCTTCCGGCTTGCGGCCGAGGTGCGGGTGTTCCCGGTCCCTGCCGAGGCCCGGTCCTTCCGCGTGCCCCCCGAGACGCGGATCTTCCCTGTCCCGCCGGACCCTCGCGCTCGCGTTGTAGAATCAAATGACTTCACCTCTGCCGGGAGCCCTTCATGACCAACTTCACCGTCTCGGCCTCCGGGCTCCCTGTGGCGACGAAGGACCCCGACGCCAAGCTGGATTACGGTTTCGACTGGGGCGCGGACGGGTGGCTGCCCCAGAGCGACCACATCACCTCGGCATCCTGGGTTCAAAGCCACGCCGCCGATGTGGAGGATCTCGTGCTCTCCCAGATCACCTTCGGCGACGGCATGGCCATCGTCTGGGTCGAGGGCGGGGCGCTCGGGAAGGACTACCGCCTCACCTGCGAGATCTCCACCCAGGCCGGGCGCCGCGACGACCGCACGTTCATCTTGAAGATCAGGGAGCGCTGACATGAGCCTCATCATTGGTGGAAAGCAAATCGTGATCCCTGGCGTGGTCCCCGAGGTTGATGCCTCGGAGATGACCCCTCTCGTGCTCGGTTCGGCCCGGCTGCCTCTGGTGCTCGGGGTCTCCGATGGTGGGGTGTCCGGGAAGGTCTACGTATTCCGTTCGATGGACGAGGCCCGCGAGGTCATCAGGGCAGGGACGGTGCTCTCCTACATCGCCCGTCTGTTCCGCCCATCTCCGACCCTTCCGGGCGCGTCTAGGGTGCTTTTTATCCGAGTCAATGCGTCGGCACCGGCTTATTACTCCCCGAGCAATGCACCCATGTTCACCATCAATCTCTCGCCCGTGTCCCAGGAAATTACTCTTGATGGCGTTACCCGTGCGGTAATCAACGGCACGATCACGCGCGTGGCTGGGTTCGATGAAGACATCCGGCTCAATATCCCCGGATCGTTTGCAAGTGAGGGGAATTTTGGAGGCCAGTTTCAGGACACCGACAATACGGTTGACTTCTCTGAACTCCAGGCGCTGGGGCACAATACCTACAGCCCCGTTGGGGATTCATTCACTGTCGAGATATGGGCCAACGAGACGGGGTGGGCAGCCTACGGGTCATATTGGACGGACTTCCACTTCTTTGGGGTCAGTTCTGAAACGGCCCTCACGGTCCCATCCAACGACGCCACGATCGTGCTCCCCCCTGAGCCGGATTTTGATGTCGTCGTCACGCCTGCCGCGTCAGTGGTTCAGTTCGTCGGTGGCAGTCAGGTTGATGCACCGCTCGTCCTCACTGTGAATATCATTCGGCGCGATGGCTTCAACGAGCCTGTGAACATCGAACTCCCCCTTATGCAGGGAAGCTGGGATGGGTGGGAGGCGGTCGTGAACGGCATCACCCTCCCCGCTGAGGCAGAGTTTGAACAGCACGTAGTTTCGGATGCTCCCGACACGTTTACCTGCGAGTTTTCGGGGACTGGGGGTGGGTTCAGCCTTGTGAATTGGGTTTCACCTGGAGGGGTCCGATTCATTGGCGTTTCCGCCTCTTTCCCCAACGTGCCTTCCAACCTTGTGACGGTGGACACGGAAAACATTTAGGCAGGAGCCGGGGGGAAAGGCAGGGGCGGGATCTCACCGATTCCGCCCTTCTCTTTTGCCTGGGCCATCGCTTCCTTGTGCCAGGAGAAGTGGTTCAGGTCCTGGGGCCGCTCCGCCAGGGTGGAGGCCGGGTAGCGGCTCTCCATGTGGTCCGATCCCTCGGCCAGCGTGCGCCTATAGTCATGCTCGGCGGCCTGGGTCTCGAGATGAACCTCGGCCAAGGCCCGGGCCAGGGACTTCCGGGGGTCGTCGGGGGCTTCAGTCTTCATGGGGAACATAGGGGGGCCTCTGCTGGTCGAAGTCGGCGATGTCGGTGGGCGCGTAGGGGGTGGCATCCTGGCAGCCCTGGTGCGGGAGGTGATCCACCCACTCGTGGCACACCGGGCAGATCGTCATGGGGCGGTCGGGCTGGCTCATGCGGCACCTTCCTCTGTTTGGGCGTTGCGGGCGCGGAGGGCGCGGAGGTCTTCGGCAATTCCTGAGTCATCCAGGTAGCCTTCCTTGCTCTGGAAAATCTCGGCCAGGGCCGCCTTGCGGGTGACGCGCTCCCGGGCCTTCTTGTCCCAGGCGTGGTCGGCCAGCATGTTCACCACCTCGACGTCCTGGGTCTGCCCCAGGCGGTCGATTCGGGCCGTTCGCTGCTGATGCGTCTTGGCCGTCATGGGCTGGTCGGTGTGGATGAGCACCTTGCCGCGCTGGAGGTTCGCCCCGGTGGCGGCGGCATCGGAGGCCACGAGGACATCCACCTCCCCGCGCTGGAACAGGCCCAGCTTGCCGGGCTTGTCCTTCGAGGAGTCCTTGCCGGTGATGCTGGCGACCTTCACCCCGGCCGCCTCCAGGGCCTTGTGGAGGTGCTCCACGCTCTCCAGGCGGTGCGCGAAGATCACGACGGGCTTCCCCTCGGCCACGCGGTCTCGGACCATCTGAACGGCGGCAGCGGCCTTCGCGCCCCCGATATTAATGGCCCGGTCCATGGCGGCTTCCTTGAAGGTGCCCACGGCCTTCTTGACCCCGGCCGCGATGGCGGCGTGCTCGGCGACGGGCTTGCCTTCGAAGGCGCGGGGCGCGAGGTCCATGGCCCACTTCACGGGGTCGCCGTCGCCCAGGCGGAGCTTGGCGCTGGCCCGCTCGATGGTGTCGATCTGGGCCCGCTGGCCCGCGTCGAGGCTGATGGTCTCGTCGTGGTGGTGGGCTGTCACGCCGCTGCCCACCCGCTCGGCGAAGAAGTAGCGGGAAAGCTCGGCCTTGAGGGCGCGGCGGGTGACGGCGTTGTCGCTACCGAAGCGCCGGAGGAACTCGCCCTGGCCCTCGCGGGGGTAGCGGGTGGGGTCGATCTTGTGGAGCCAGTCGAAGGCCTCGCTGGGATCGTTCTTGACCGGGCTCCCGGTGGCGCCCATGTAGTAGCGGCTGTTGTGGCCGTGGGCGTCGATGATCTTGGCGAGGAGGCTGTCGGGCTTGCCCTTGCGGTTCAGGGCGTCGTGGCCCTCGTCCACCATGAGCGCGTCGAAGTCGGCGCCGTGGGCGTGCCAGGAGTCCTTGATGGCCGCCTTCAGGTCTTCCGCGCTGGCGCCCATCGCCCACTTGGCGGCGTCGTCCTCGGTGGTGCCACGGGTGGTGGCGAGCATCTTTACCGTGTCGTCCCGCAGCCCCTGGTGTGTCATCACCACGGCGTGCTTGTCGGGATCCCGGTAGGCGGCGAGGCGCTCATCGAAGCTCTCCCCCGGGTTGGCGTGGACCTTGATCCCCGTCACCGGGTCGAGGAAGTTGGCGGCCTCGGCCCCGAACTGGGCCTGGACGATGCTGGGAACCGCCATCATCACCTTCTTGGCCTTGCCGCTGTGAACGATCTCGCTGGCGCCACCCAGAAACACGCTGGTCTTGCCGCTTCCAGCGCCATAAAAAAGGCCCAAGCGTTCCAGGTGGCCCAGCGCCTTCACTCCCCTCTGTTGGGGGGCGAAGTGCCCATCCATGCTCATCCCCTCCCGCACAGTGACGGGTTTGAGGTCCCTGCTCTGGAAGGGCTCGGCGGCGTATGGCATGGCGGCCCGGATCTGGGCCTCCATGCGGTGGCCCAAGGTGAGGCGCTCCCCGGGCGCGGCTTCCGGCCGTTCCCACTTCGGGGGCGTCCCTTCCCCCTCCGTGGTCTCGCCGTCGATCTCCTCGCTCCCGAAAAGGGCCCCACCCTGGCCGAACAGGGAAGCCTCCCCGGCCTGTTCCATCTTCTCCTTGGTCTTCACGCTCTTGAACTTCCCGGCGCCCTGCTTCTGCATCTGGGCCTGTTTCGCCTTGCGCTGGGCCTCCAGTTGCTCGGCCTCCTCCGGGCTGGTGGTGGCCCGAAGGTGCGTGCTGTAGTGGCCGATGTCCCCGGTGCCAAGCTGGAGGGCCTGTCCGGTGAGCTTCTGGTAGTGGCCGTGAAACTTCTCCGCCAGCTTGCCCTGCATCTCGCCCTGGATCGCCTCCGTGGCGGGCTTCAGGCCGCCCATCAGGCGCACATATCGGCCCCACGGGCTCTCCCCCTCCTCGGGGAAATGCTTCTTGATGAGCGCCTCGCGCCGCGCGTGCCAGTCCTGGTAGGCCGGGTTCTCGATCTGGCCCATCTCCTCGAAAAGACCAAGGCCGCCGGTCGTCTCGTCGAACTGGGGCGGTTCGGGACCCATGGCGTCCAGCGCCTTCGTGAGTTCCTCGCCCTTCTTGCCGTGGTGCTCCTGGTAGAACCAGTCCCGCACTGCCTTCTGCTGGATGGGGGCCATCTCCCCCACTCCGGCGTGCGCCGCCTGGAGGCGCGGATCCTCGGCCAGGGACCGGTGCAGGGCCTCCCGGAAGTCCGGGTGGTCGGCGTCCACGGTCTGCCCTTCCAGGGTTTCCCCGGCGCCTTCGGAGTCGAGATACTGGCGGCCGAGCTTCTCGATGTCGGCGCTGATCTGCTTGGGGTCGCGCATTCGGGTCTTGTAGATCGGGTTGCCCCCGGTGTCCTTCATGGGCTGGCCGTTGTGCATCTCCTGGATCGGCTCGCCGTCGTCGCCCTTCACGAGTTCGTGCATGGGCACCAGCTTGTCCACCATCGTGTCCAGGGCGCCGTGCAGGTGGGACGGGATCATATCCCTTGCCACGACCCCCCGGATGTCCGCGTTGATGTCCGTGCTCCGGTGCCCGTCGGCCCACCGCTGCCCGATGTAGCGAGCCAGGGATCCTTCCAGGTGCTCCTGCATCGCGCCCTCGGGAAGCTCAATCCGGCGCTGGAAGACCTTGGGCTCCATGAGCGGGTTGTCGTAGCGGGTGGCGCTCCGGTCGGCGAAGCCCACTGGCCGGAACCCGGTCTCGTCGAGTTCCCCGCGCTTGATCGACACCGCCAGTTCCCGCTCGGCGACCGCCTTCTGGTCTACCGGCCGCACCAGCTTGTCCTGGCCCGCCTCCGGGATAGTGAGAACCGCCTCCCCGGCCTTGTGGTCGAGGGCGTAGTCCTCCGGCTGGAGGCCCATGGCGGCGGCGGCCTGGATCGCCTTCTCCGGGCTGCTCCGGCCCAGGGGCACCTGGAGGTCCTTGGCCGGGGTAGACTTCAGCGCGGCGATGAGGGCGGCCCGGCTCTCGAACCGGCCCAGCGCGGAGGCCAGGGTGGTGCGGGCCTGTTTCAGAGCCTCCAGGCGGGTGCGCTGGATCTCGGCGGCGGCGGCGAAGTCCCGGGGTGTGGCGAGGAGCTGCTCCTTCGCGGTCTGGGCCTCGGCGCGGAGGCGCTGGGCCTCCTCGGTGGCCGCCGGGAGTTCGTTCTGCTGCTCGATGACATGCTGGCTCTCCAGTGCGTCCACGATGGTCTTCTGGTCGGCCGGGTTGAAGCGGTTCCGGATGGCCCGGGCCATGACCTGGGCCCCGGCCTCGGCGCCGAGGGTCTCCACCGTGTCGCGGTCCAGGATTCCCTGGCCGAAGATGGCGAGGCCCGCCTCGTGGAGCGCCCCCCACGCCGCGCCGCCCCGGGCCGCCGCCATGCCCTCCTCCTCCCGGGGGGTCCAGGCGCCGTCCAGGGTCTCGCCCGGGGGGTTCTCGCTCTCCACCTCATCCAGGAACTGGGATACGTGGGAGCGCACGATCTGCTCCGTCAGGTCCCCGGCGATGCGCTCCATGTCCTCCGGGCTGGCCTCGCTCTGGGTGGCGAGGAACCCTGGCAGGAAGGTGCGGCCGGTGCGGGCCTCGGTCGCCTTCTCGTAGGCCTCCCGAAGCTCGGCCCGGGCCTTGAGGAGATCCGCCAGCTTGGTCTTGTCGGCCAGCGCTTCGCTGACGGCCGTGGTCAGGGCCTCGGCCCGCCGCGCCTGGAGTTCCTTCGTGGCGACATGGGTGTCGATGGCTGCCTGGGTCTCGTCCGCGTTGACCGGGGCCCCGGGGTCGGTGATGTTGCCCTTCGGCTTGAGGCCGTTGGCCTCCTTCCAGGCGTTGGCGCTGGCGACCACCTTCTCCGCCGTCATGCCGTTGGCCGCCGCACGCTCGGAAAGGGCCCGGTCGTAGCCGGGGCCGTGGTCGGGCTTCGTGGTGAGGATGGCGTCGATGTTGAGGCCCCGGGTGGCGCTCCCGCCCACCTCGGATAGCCCGCTGGCCGCCCGGGTCTCGGCGTCGAGCATGATGGCCCGCTCCGCTTCCTTGCACGCCGCGAAGGCTTGTTTGAGCCGCTCCCGGTGGTAGGCCTTCTGCGCCTTCGGGTCGGCGGGCTCCTGGCCCTCGGTGAACAGGTCCGGGGCCTCGTGCTCCTGCGCGTCGTCACCCAGCACCCGCCGGATAAAGTCCTTCTCCGCGCTGGTCTGGGTCTCCTTGACGGCCGCCATCTTCTGCTTGTGCGCCGCCTGTTCCTCCGGGCTCATCGCCTTGAACGCGGCCTGTTCATTGGCTCGCTTCTCCTTCTGCCGGGCGAGGCTCTCCTCTTTGTATTTTGAAGGGTCCTTGGTGAGCGTGATGCGGAGGAAGTTGAGCTTCCCGCCCGCGCCGCCCACCACCCGGTGCACGCCGGGCTCGCCCTTGACGGGCCGGAGCAGCACCGCGTTGCCCTTGGTCCCGGCGCCGTTGGGATGGACCGTGATCCAGCGGTCCCCGTCCTGCATGGGCTCGTTGGCCTTCGCCAGTTCTTCCTGCATGTCCACGGACTCTACGGGGAGGCGCTTGCCCTCGAAGAAGGCCAGGGGGCCCTTGTGGTCCTGGGGGCGGCCGTGGTGGTGGTGCGCGGTCTCCGCCCAGCACTCGCCCTCCGCGATCCAGTCCTCCAGTCCTCCGGTGGGGATCTGGTGGATGGCCCGGACAGGGCTCTTGCCCTGGGGGTAGTGCGCCATGATGGCCTGGGCCGCCTCGACGGGGCTGTTGAACCCGAGGACCAGCTTCTCCTCGTCGTGCTCGCCCTCGGCGTTCTCCTGGTCGATCCGGTAGGCCATCTGGCTCTCGGGGTTGGGCCCGATCCAGGCCTTCACCTCCCGGCGGCCCGCGCCGTCCAGGCCCCGGATGATGCCCCGGCTCGCCTTCATGCGGGTCATCCACCCCTTGCCCTCCGGGGTCTTGCCGAGCTTCATCTGGCCCGGCTCGTGGGTGATCTGGACGGGGATCCCCTGAAATTCCATGACGGCTCCTTGACGGATTCATTCTCCCACAAAAGGCTGGGGCCGCCCGGTGTGGACGGCCCCGTAACTGTCCCCGCGCGTGGTGGGGCAGCTATTTCTTCGCGGCGGCTTCCGGCCTGGGGGCCCGCTTCTCCAGGTCCTTGGCGTAGTCGTTGATGCCGTATTTCTTTTCATTCTTGGGGTCGGTCATCCACCGCTGGAAGTGGGCGGTGGCCTCCTCGGGGGTGGATCCGGTCTTGTGGTCGTCCATGAGGTGGCGCCCGCTCTTGCTCAGGAGGTGGGCGGCGAGGTGATGCGGGCTCAGCCCGGCGCGGTTCGCGGCCTCGGCGACCTGGGCGTCGGTCTCCGGGGTGCGGCTGCTGTGGCCGAGGTAGCCGTAGCCCTGGTGGTCCTCGTGGTTCTCCAGGGCGGCCACGCTCTCCGCGCTGTGCACCTTGGCGTCCACGCCGCTGTCGGCCTTCTGCCCGGCGGCTGCGGCCTTCTGGCCGTGGGCGTGGGCGTAGTGCTCGTGGACCTTGGCCTGATCCTCGTGGCCCTTCTTCGTCCACTCCTCCGGGGCATACTTCGCGGCCTCGCGCTGGAGTTCGGCGGCCTTCTGGTGCGCGGCGGCGGCGGCGGTGTGGCCTTCGGGCGCCATTTTGTCGGGGTAGGCGCTGGCCTTGTGGGCGGCCAGGGTGTGGGCCAGGGCGGCGTCCCGGTGGGTCTCGTAGGCGCTCACCTGGACGACCTTGCCCCCGACGGTGCGGGTGTGGGCCGCGACCTCGGCTTTGCCGATCTCGCCGGTCATGCCCTTGCCGTCCAGGTCATCGTCCTTCCGGTCCTTCTCGTCGGGTCGGCCCTCGACGGCCAGGGCCTCGCCGCCCTCCTTCGTGGCGAGGTCGGTGCCCCCGCCCATGGAGGTCATAGGGCCATCGGCCTTGGCCACGCCGTCTCCGCCCTTGCAGTGGTGCTCGGTTCCCTTGGGGTAGGCCGTGTCGCACTTGTCGCAGTAGGCCATGCCGGGCTGGCTGGGGCCGCTGTCGGCCTTCACCACTGGGCTATTGCCAGGGTTACCAGCCCCGCCCTCGGCCAAGCACCCGGCCTCGATCCCCAGGATGGCCCCCGGTGCGGCATGGGGGTTCTCCCCGGGGGGCCGGGGGGCCTCGGCCTTGGCCACCGGGGGCTCGCCCTTCTCCGGCGCGGGCTTGGCCCGGCTGGTGTGGTAGGCGTGGAGCGCGATGTGGTGCTGGGCGATCTGCCCGCTGTGGCCGTCCTCGCTGTCCTCGTGCTCGCCGTGGATGGTCATGTGGTGGTCGGCGGCGTTGGCGTGGGCGTCAGCGGCTTCCTGGTGGGCCTGGGGGGTGTTCTTCGTGTGGGCGGCGTAGGTGGCGGCATAGGCGGCGTTGCTGGCGGCCCGGCCCGCCTGGGCGGCGGCGATCTTGGCTCCCTCGTTCCGGCCCCCGGCGAGGTGCGGGCTGCGGGAAGCCATCTGGGCGGCCTTGGCGGCGAGCGCGTGGTTCTCGTGCTTCTCGGCGGCGTCTCCGTGCTCCTTCTCCCCGCCAAGGGCCCCGGCCTTCTTGTGGGCCTCGGCGGCGGCGCTGTGGAACTTCTCGGCGGCGTCCGGGGTGGCGGCGCCGTCGGCCTGACCGCTGGCGTAGCTGGCCTTGGCCTGGGCCTTCCCGTATTCGTCGCCCTCGCGCATCTTCTTGGCCTCGGAGCGGTGGTAGTCCACGGCCATCTGATGCTGGCCCTTCAAGTTGGAGTGGTCCTCCCCGGCCTCCCGGACGTCCCGGGGGTGGAGGTCGTAGGCCTCGCCGTGCTTGGCGGCGGCCTCCTGGTGGGCGCTGGCCGCGTTCTCGTGGGCCTCGGGGGTCTTCGCCCGCATGGCCCGGAAGGTGGCGCCGTGGGCCGCCGTGGTCTGTTTCATGGCTTCGGTTCGGGCGGTCTCGTAGGCGTGGACGCTGACCGTCTTGCCGTTGGGCAGGGTGCGGGTGTGCTGCTCTACATGGGCCTTGGCGACGGTCTGGACCCCTTCCAGGAGTTCCAGGGCCAGGGTCTGGTCGCCCACCATGGCCTTGGTGACCTCCTCGACGATCTCCTCGGCGGTGAGGCCGTAGGCGGCGCCCCCGGCCAGGGCTTTGGCGAATTCCTGGCCCTCCAGGGTGCAGCCCAGGCCCGTCAGGTCCCGCTTGAAGGTGCGGCTGGCCTGGAGGTTGATGGCGGTGGTGAGGATCCTCGTCTGCGGGGCGGTGTTCATCGCTTCCTCCGGGTGGGTCGTGCTTTCCTCCCATTCTTGCACCCCCGGCGCTCGCCGTCCCCTTTCGCTTCAAGGGTTTCAGAGAATGGAAGGGGTTCGCCGAGGTCAAAATCCTCCGCCCGGTCCCAGGGATCGAAGGTGAACCGCGCGGGGAATTGCCGCTGCTGCCAGCGGTTCATCACGCTCCAGACCCCGAGGTAGGCGTCGTGGCGGTCGTTCTCTTTCACGCTGGATTTGAAATTTCCGTAGGTCGCGTCCATGATCCGCTCGGCGATGGCAGCGGCCACGACGGCGCGGGGCAGGGTGGTGCGGAATCGGTAGTCGCGGTGGGGGGTCTCCTCCACCTGCGCCCCTGGGAAGACCCTCTCAATATCCCCCTGGGTCCGACTGCGGACGAGGAGAACCCCGCCTTTGTGCGGGAGGCCCTTTCCATAGAGGAGTGGTGCGAGGGGGTCCACGATGGAAAGAAAGGCGTCGTTCAAGAAGATCCAGGCCATTCGCTGCTCCTATTCGCCCTTGCGGGGGCTGGTAGAAGAATGGCCCAAAATGGGCATAAGTCAAGCCTAGAACGGGTCGGCTTCGTCCCAGGGCAGGGCGGGGGGCTGCTCCCCCTTCTTGGGCCACGCCTTGGGCCCCTTGGAGTGCCAGTCCGACCAGGACGGCGCGGGCAGCTTCGGGGCGGGCCCGGCGCCCAGTGCCTCGGCCATGGGATAGTCCACGCTCCGGTTCAGGAGGTCGTAGAGCTTGGCCCGGGGCACGAGGCTCGCGGCCTGGGACTCCCATCCCATCGCGGCCGGGGTGCCCCCGACGCGCCGAGCGGTGTAGTAGCGGCAGGTGGTGGTGGTGCGCTCGGCATCCATGAGGAACCCGGTGATCTCCACCTGGAGCCCGGCTTCCTCGTAGGCCTCCTTGATGGCGCTGGCTTGCATCCCGATCCAGCCCTCCTGGTGGCCCTTCGGGAAGGTGGCCTTGTAGCCCCCGAACTGGTTGGTGGGGTGGATGACCCAGATCCGGCCGTCGGGCTCCTCGATGACCACCCCGGCCGCTGGCTCCCGCTTGGGGTCGAAGGGGGGCTCATCAAGGTCGTAATTCTGGCCCTCGACCTCGCTCCACTCGTCCTCGGTGGCGGGCGCGTTCAGCCAGGGCTTCATGGCGATGCCGTTCAGGCTCTCCGGCGCCGGGCCGCCCGGGACGAAGGTGGCGACCTTGGCCGGGTCCTCCCAGGTCTCCGGCGCGGTGGGGGTGCTGGGCTCGTGGATCATGGCCGTGCCCCCCTTCTCGTTCTGCTGGGGGTGGGGCTTGGCATTTGGGTAGAAGGGCTTGTGGGGCTCCAAGGCCTTGGACGGCCAGTGGTGGTGGGGCCCCTTGTCTGCGCCCTTCCCCTCCTGGCCCAGCACCTTCGGCATAATCTTGGCGAGGAGTGGGTGCGCCTCATACCACTTCGGTTTTTTGCTGGGGGGCTCCAGCCCGATCTTCTGGTAGCCCGGCGCTGGCTTCGGGGTGATGTCCACGGGCTTCAGGGCCTGGGGCGGGGGCATGTGGATGGGCTTCAGGTTCTTCGGCTCCGGCTTGGCCCCGGCGCGGGTGTCCTCGTGATCCTTGACCCAGATCTGCACGCCGTGGAAGTCCTGGTAGTGCCCCTTGATGTGCGTCACGGATTCACCCCCGTCAGGCGGTCCACGGCTTCCCGGAGGTCGGCGCGGATCCGCTGGCCCGCGTCTTCGTCGGCCATGCCGTCATTCACCGCCCGGACGGCGTTCATGACCTTGATGGCGAGCCGGGTGAAGAAGGTCTTGATGGGGTCCTGGTCCGCTCGGATCCCGGTGCTCCGGCCGACGATCTTCCCGGCCAGTTGCCCCTCCGCATTCCATGGCGCCGGGGCAAAGACTGGGCTCTCCCCTTTGAAGATCGTGGCGATGGTGTCCACCCGGGTATCCACGGCCGCCATGGTCTCAGCGCTGGTGGCGGTCCCGCTGGCGAGGTCGTCGGCGATGGCGGCGATGTCCTGGGCGAAGCTCTGGATGAGGGAGGCCACGGTATCGTAGTTGGTCAGGGCGATGGGCGCGTTCATGCTGCGGCCCCTTTCTGATGCAGAGTATCGATGTAGGTTGGGTCGGGGGGAAGCATCAATAGTTTGAACCAGGGTTTACCCTTGGGGCCGTGCTGGTTGGAGTCGAGGATGACGAACCTCTGGCCGGGGAGCGTGGTGATCTCTCCCTCGTTGTCGTGGTAGCCGACGCCGATGTTGTAGAGGCCCTTGGCCCCCTTCGCGTAGACCATTTCAAGCTCAGCCTCCCCGCTCCAGCTCCAGTCGGGCTTGAGCGAGGCGCACATCGACCCGGGGTTCTGGAAGATGTGCCCCTTCGGCTTGCCGATAAGCTGGGCCATCATCCCGGGCTCGTTCGAGAAATCGATGAACTTGCGGATGATGGCGCCTTCCTTGAATTCGGCGGCGTGCTGGTAGGCGGCCTTGATGACGTCCCGGCACTTGTTCCCATGCTTGTCCACTTCCTTCCCATCGCGGTAGGGCTGGTTGTAGACCCCTGAATCTTTGACGTCCGACATGAACTCCTTGAGGATGCTGGGCATCTTGGCGATGGTGGCCTTCCCTACAGCTTTCTCGGAATCGGTGACGTTGTGGGTGGCCTTGGGCGCGAGGTGTTCAGCGCCAGGGGCATCGGCGATGCTCATCCAGAACCCCAGGCGCTTTCCGGCGGGAACGGTCGTCTTGTTCACGCCGTAGGGGTAGGCCTTGCACGCTGCCGAGAGGTCGTCCAGGTCCCCGCCCTCGAATTCGTTCAGGCCCCAGTCCTTCTGGATCTTCGCGGCGGCGGGGTTGGCGATGGTCTCCAGCGTGCAGATGCACTGGTTATACATCGTGCGGATGTGCTGGCTGGGGTGGTTTGCCATTGAGGTGATGGCGGCCCCGCCGACTGGGGTGGTCTGGAGCGCCTGGAGCGCGGTGAGGTTGCCCGCCACGGCCAGGGTGTAGATCTTGTCGGCCGCCTCCTGGTTCTGCTCGTTGATGGTGGCGTTCCCGCTCAAGCCCTTGCCCTGGCCCTGCCAATCCAGGAAGTTGGGGGCCTTCGGGAACAACCCTTCCGTGACGGGAAGCTTGGCCGGATCCGGCTTGGGCGGGTTGGCGATGGCCTCGGCCTCGGGGAACTTCTTGGCGAGGTAGGCCTTGCGGGCGATGAGCTTGGCGGCCAGCGCCTTCCGCTCGGCCTCGCTTCCGGGTCCGAACTTCATCACCGCCTGGGTGACAATCTCGTCGGGCATTTCCAGCACCTTCGCCACGCTGGCGGTCATGTCCTGGGCCGTCATGCTCCCGAACACGGAGGCCGACTGGGGGTTGAGCCCGGCGTCCCGGAGGGTGTCGATCTCGGGGACCGTGGTGCCGAAGGCGTCTCCCTTGGGCGTGCCCTGGGCCCGGAACAGGAGCGAGCCGCCGGGGTCGATGCGCACCGCCTTCCCGTCCTTGTCAAGCAGGAGGTTGTCGAACCCCAGCCCGACCACATCCCAGTTGCCCAGCCACGCATCGGCGCCGAATCCATCGAACGCCCCGTTGGCGGCGAGGATGTTGGGCGCTTTCGCCTTCGCCATCCCCTCCTGGAAGGCGCTGGCGATGCCGACCTTGCCACCCTCCTTGACGAGCTTCGTCAGTGGAACGTCGATGCCGAGCGCCTTGTAGAGCTTGGCGGCGAGGAGTTCATTCTTCGCGTGCGCCTCGCTGGGGGGGAACTTGATATACCACTTCTTGCCGAGGTTGTCCTGGTAGAGCCCGCCTTCGTTGCTCCCGGCCTGGGGCCCGATCTTCTTGAATGGGAATCCGCCGGGCACGTAGACGGGCACCGGTTCCGCCGCCTTGGGCTCCTCGACCAGTTCCCACTTGTGGTTCGCGTTGAGCCGGTAGGTCTTGCCGTTCTCGACCTTGGTGTCGCCCACAGCGGGGCCTTTGGTTCCAGGGGCAGATGCCGCGCCAGCTTCTGGCATACCCACATGCTTCGCCAGGATGTCGTGGATCTGCTGGGCCTTCTGCTTCCCGCTGGCCCACGGCTTCCCGTTGAGGACGATCTTCCATTCCTTGTTGACGGGCATCCACTTCGCTCCGGCCGCCTTCAGCTCCTCGATGGCGTCCTTGACTTGGGGGGTGAGGTGGTCGAAGTGGACGCGGAGTTGGGTTTCCATGCCGCTGGTCTGCCAGCGCAGGGCCGCCTTTCCGCCGGGCCCGGAATATTCGACCTTCGCGTTGGCCTCGGTCTTCGTGGTGATCTTCGCGGGGCCGGTGTCGGGTCCGGTCTGGGGCGGAGGTTCCTCGGCGGCTTGGTTCTGCCGTTCCTGGTTCCCGAATTGCTCAATAATGAGCGCCTTGAAGTCGTCATCCAGGCTGCGGGGGACCTTGATCGTGGGTGGCTGGGGTTCGGGTGGTGCCTTGTGAATGGTCA